GGCGGACATGGTGTAGAATGGAATGGTTGGGTATGTGCTGCAGAAATTGTTGGAGACGTAACCGATGTGTGTGGAGCAGGAGACACGTTTTTATCTGCACTGGTATATAAGTTTTTAGAAACTAACCGCATGCCAGATGCTGTTAAATTTGCCAACAAAGCTGCCAGTATAACAGTACAGCATGTAGGAGTCTATGCTCCTAGACCAGAGGAAATTAAATGAGAGTTTTAGTCACAGGGCACCGTGGATTCATCGGTCAAAATTTAGTACAGTACATTTACAACAACACAGATTGGAGTGTAGATCTGTTTGACTGGAGTGACGGTAATATGCCCAGCGTTATGGAACAGGATTGGGTAATACACATAGGCGCTATTAGCAGTACAACTGAACAAGACTTAGATAAAATAATGCGACAGAACGTAGACTTTACTCGCCAACTATTCAATGCTTGTAAAACATACGGAGTTAACCTACAGTATGCTAGCAGTGCCAGCTTATACGGTATGGGACCAGACTTTAAGGAAACTGCACCGTTAGATCCTCGTACTCCATATGCATGGAGCAAGTACCTGTGTGAGTACCATCATAGACAACATCAAGGCGGCAACACTGTACAAGGGTTTCGTTACTTTAATGTCTACGGCAATCAGGAAGAACACAAAGGCAGTCAGGGCAGTCCAGTAAGCCAGTTTAGCCGTCAAGCAAAAGCTGGTACTATTAAACTATTTCACAATAGCAACGAATACCTACGTGATTTCATAGCAGTAGAAGATATATGCAGAATGCATGTAGAGTTTATCAAGCAAGTAAAAGAATCAGGCATATGGAATATAGGCACAGGTAATCCTGTTAGTTTTGAGCATGTTGCGCAACTAATTGCAAAGAAAACTAATGCACGTATAGAGTACATAGATATGCCCGATATACTTAAAAAGAGCTATCAAGCATACACCTGTGCAGATTTAACTAAACTAACAGCTACTATTGGCCTGCAACAATGGATCACTGTAGAAGACTGGCTAAACAGTTAAATACACTATGAGACTTAACGAATTTATCACCGACGAGGAACTGGCTGCTCTTGACGAAAAAGCCAGTAGAAAGCTATGTACCAGCACTAAATCTAACAAAGATCTTGGTGCTAGTAACCTTGCCAGCTGTAAGAGCCAAGGTCTACGATCTCGAGAAGGCAACAAATCACACTTATTAGGTAAAGGTCCAGAAAGCCGTGTAGTTATGGGCGGACATAAACTTAAAGGTAAAAAGTATGGCGGCAAAATCCCAGATTGGGGCACACGCAAAGGACAACTATGAGATTTACAGAATTTAAAATTATAAAAGAAGCAGACAGTATTACACTTGGCCCTACTGGTGCAGCACCTGGTGCCCCACCTACTAAAGATAAACCTGTTGCAAGAGCGTTTCGTCCAGACGGAACTTTCTATGTTGAAGTTCCTACTAGCAGAAAAGGCACAGCGATTGCAGACGTTCAAAAAGCATTGATTGCTCTTGGTTATCCATTACCATCATACGGAGTTGACGGCCAACGTGGTCCAGAAACCACTGCCGCAGTCAAGAAATTCCAAACAGACAATGGACTAACAGCTGACGGAGACCCTGGACCAAACACAGTAGCCAAGATAAACGATGTGTTAAAGGCCAAACCTGATGTTGCTAAGAAACTTAATAAAACTAAACCTGCTGAACTTGATGCACCAAAACCAGTACCAGGATCTGATACTAAAGGCGCTATTAAGAAAGTTATTAAAGCTGGACCCAATTTTACAGACGTAGAAACAGTCGACGGCGCACAGTTTCGCAGAAGCGGTGCTAGAAACTGGAGAAACAACAATCCAGGAAATCTTGAGTACGGTGGCTTTGCCAAGGCAAAAGGAGCAGTTGGTACCGATGGCCGCTTTGCAGTATTTCCAACATTAGAAATTGGCATGAAGGCCAAAGAAGATCTAGTGTTCGGTAAGAACTATATAAATTTAAGTATACGTAATGCAATTGCAAAATATGCACCTGAAAGCGAGAATGATGTTAACATGTATGTAGGTAGAATTACTCAAGCAACTAGAGCAGCGCCTGATACTGTACTTAAAGATCTAACACCCGAACAACGTACAGCCATGTTAGATACTATTAATCAAGTCGAAGGATTTAAAGTCGGAACAGTACTCGCACTAGGTCCTACAACAACTACAACAGCATAAATGAATTTAACCGGTAAACTTTTAATAGCCCCTCCTAACGTGCGTGGAAACTTTTGGCAGAAGACTGTGATCTTTGTTACTGAAGATCATGCCCGTGGTAGTATGGGTGTTGTACTAAACAAACAATCCAAAATGACTATTCGGGAGTTTGCTGAACAGTGTAATGTAGATATTGACATTGAAGGATTTGTCTATGTAGGTGGTCCAGTTAATGTTAAAGCATTAACCTTATTGCATAGTTCAGAATGGAAGACTAATAACACTATGCAGGTTAATGAGCAATTTAGTATTAGTTCAAGCCAAGAGCTATTACTAAGACTAGCAATGGGCGACCATCCAAAACATTGGAGACTGTTAGTTGGTCTATGTGCATGGGCACCTGATCAATTGACTAACGAGATCAAAGGGATACCCCCATACAATCATGATTTTAGTTGGCTAACTGCAACGCCAAACTATACAAGTGTATTTGGACTAGATACGCAGGATCAATGGACACAGTCAATTGAGCAATCTGGTTCCGAATTTGTACAAAATTTACTTGCTTAAATATCTAAATGGCTGTATAATACAAGCTGTTTCACACAAAAAGAAATGATTACCCAAAATGTCAGATACGCTCTTACTCAACGCCGACGGCGCACCAGTCAGCTTTCTGCCACTTAGTACACTAACTTGGCAGGATGCAATCAAATACATGGTCTTAGACAAGGCCCATGTATTGGCTTGGCACGACAATTGGATTGTGCATAGCGCCACTTGGGAAACTGCGGTTCCTAGCATCTTAATTCTTAGAGATTATATGAAGCCCAAGACTAGTGTTAGATTCTCTAAGGGTAATGTATTCTTACGAGACAATTATACATGTGCATATTGTAGCGACCATCTTGAAAAGAAATCGTGTACACTAGATCATGTGCTGCCAACTAGCTTAGGTGGTAAGACTACCTTTGAAAACTGTGTCACTGCCTGTGGGCCTTGCAACGCCGGCAAAGGCAATAACAAGAAGATTGTTCCCAAGTACAGACCACATAAGCCAGACTTCTACGAACTAGTAAATAAGCGTAAGAAGATGTCATTCCAACTTAGGTTTGAAGAATGGCGTGACTATGTACAGTGAACACAGAAACTTTAACTATTGACTGGAACTTTGGAAACGAATGTGCCCTAAAATGTAGCTACTGCAATGTAGAATTACACGATGGGGCCAACCCATTTCCTATTGCTGATAAGTTTTGCCCGGCATTTGATCATCTTATTGGTCAGACCCGGGCTTTTTCGCGTGTCAACTTAGAGTTCTCAGGCGGCGAACCTACACAGAGTAAGAGCCTACAATATGTCGTATTATCCAGCACAGATGATAGAGTAAAGTTTAAACTAATATCAAACGGTCAAGCACCCATCATGTGGTGGAAACTCATAGCATACAAGTTATACGCACTTACTTTAACATATCATGTACACACTGACCTAGAACATTTCAAACGTGTAGTTACGATTACCCAGCGCCATGGTCTAAAGATATTTGTAGCTATAACTCCTGAAACTTGGGCAGCGGGTATAGCAGCCTATCGTGAACTTAAAGTCATACATACCGATGTAGACATGCAACTCTTATACTCAAACTTCACTAGAGGCAATGATCAATATCTTAAATACACAGACGATCACTGGGCTGTATATTATGCAGAGAAAGGCATTGATGTGAAGAACCAACAGCAAGTAGAGCAGACAATAGAGTTTAAACGAGTTAATCATTTAAACAATTACTACGGTCACATGTGCTGGGCAGGTGTTACACAGGTTATTATAGATAACTTTGGGTATGTCTATCGTGGCTGGTGTAAGAGCAACGGACATATGGGTAATGTGTTTGATCAATCGTTTCAAATAGATAGCAGACCAAGACCTTGCCCCAAGACACAGTGTAAGAATGGATTTGATTTACAAGCTCGTAAGAGTGAAGGAACATGGGGAATGGCATGAAAAAGTTATTTTGGAACATATTAGGATTTTTAAGTTTAGGTATGGCCTATATCGGAGTTATCACTCCGGGCATACCTTATAGTTGTTTTGTTGTGTTTGCTGCCTATTGCTTTGCTAAAGGCAACAAGCGTATGCACGATTGGTTATACAATCATAAGTTGTTCGGACCATTCCTAACCAACTGGGGCACCAAGCGTGTGTTCCCGCACAAGATGAAATACTTCATGTTGGTCACTATGAGTGTTAGTCTAGTCATCATGTGGTTCACAGGTGTTAAACCCGTTGGCATATTGTCTACAGGCATCTTCATGGCCTTGGTAGCAGTATGGGCATGGCGATTCCCAGGCAGCACTGACGAGTATGATAGTCGAATTGCTGAAGGCCGTAAGATAGGTTGGTTCAACAATAGTTTTTAACAGTGTAATCATTATGTAATCGATTGGGCGGTAAATATGATATATGAAGACATACCGCTCAATCTTTGTTAGTGATGTGCATCTCGGAACCAAAGACTGCCAAGCGGATAAGTTAAACAATTTTCTCAAACATAACTCATGTGATACATTATATCTAGTAGGCGATATAATAGATGCGTGGCGCATACAACAAAACAAGTGGCGTTGGAAACAGAGCCATACTAACGTAGTACGCAGAGTATTAGGACACGCCAAGCGTGGTACTCGTGTAGTTTATGTAGCGGGCAATCACGACGAATTCCTAAGACCAATGATACCCTACGGTTTCTCATTCGGCCTTGTAGAAATACACAATCAAATAGAACACATAGGTGCTGACGGCAAGCACTATCTAGTCACACATGGTGACTTGTTTGACGGCATTACACGTCTAGCTCCTTGGCTAGCATTCTTAGGAGATAAAGCATATGATATCATCCTTAGTATCAATAGCAAGTATAATTGGCTACGTCATCGCATGGGTTTTGGGTACTTTAGCATTAGCAAGTTTCTTAAGCACAGAGTTAAGAAAGCCGTAGACTTTATATTCAAGTTTGAAGAAAATCTAGCAGGCTATTGTAAAAAGCGTGGCTTTGATGGTGTAATATGTGGACACATACACCATGCAGAAATCAAAGACATAGACGGAGTGACGTATATGAATGACGGTGACTGGGTAGAAAGTTGCACAGCCTTGGTAGAACATCACGATGGTCGTTGGGAGATTGTAACATGGACACAGGAGAAAGATAATGTGGATACTAATGCTAATAGCAGTTCACGTGAACAATCCTCAGGACGTTCCAGGAAGAATAGAACTGGCATTCAAAGACCAGATGAGTTGCGAAGTAGCTCTAGCGTCAATGAAGTGGCAGCTAAAGTTTAACAATTTTAAGGTAGAAGGACAATGCAAAAAACAATAAGCGATAAAATTACTATTGTGGTCCCTTGCAAGAACGAGGAGAACTACATAGCACATCTGCTAATGCACTTGCGCCAGCAATCTATAGGTGACACTAGAATTATCATTGCTGATTGTAGTACGGACAATACACGCGAAGTTATTCAAATAATGAAAGGTGAACTGAATGTTGAAGTTATCAATGGCGGCCCAGTTAGTCTTGCTAAGAACAATGGAGCTCAACTGGTCACTACTCCTTACATCTTATTCATCGATGCCGATGTACGCTTCTTTAAAGATACTGTGATACACGATGCTGTTAACCTAATAGAGTCTAAGAACTTAGATCTCATTGGACTAAACATTAAATGCTATGACAAGGACCTACGTGCTAAGATTGGGTTCGCCGCATTCAACCTAATCAATCATGTATTGAAACACGTTAGTCCATTTGCTGTGGGAGCTTTCATGCTGACTCGTAGAGATCGTTTTGAAGAGTATGGGGGCTTCCCTGAACAGTTTTCAACCAGCGAAGACTTCTTCTTGTCTCGTAAGTACAGTCCTAAAAAGTTTAGGATCATCAAGCATCATTTCGGACAAGATAGCCGTAGATTTAAGAAGATGGGCTATATGGGCATGGCCAAGTACCTAGTCAAGAACTTTGTTAATCGCAACAATAAAGCCTACTGGGACAAGTTAGATTCATCTAAGTATTGGGGTTAAGTAATACTCGCTCGCTGACGGCGTACAATGTGATAAGTAGTCAGCAATAGGATCGCAAGATCCTATTTTTATGACTAAATATTAGCACTTATCGGAGTACTTATGAAGAAGTTATTAGTATTATTATTGCTGGTCCCTGTACTGGCATTTGCACAAGCAAAAGTGCCAAAAAATTCAGCAACCTACGACGCACAGATCCTGCGTGTCACAGACGGCGACACAGTGGTTATTGCCGCGCCATTCCTACCAGCACCATTGAAACCAGAGTTGGCTATTCGTGTGTATGGAGTTGACACTCCTGAGAAAGGACACAGAGCCATGTGCCCAAGTGAAGCACAGCGTGGTGAAGCTGCCTCAGCATTTACTAAGAAGGCTATAGAATCAGCAGCCGCAGCCAAGGGCAAGTTCCAAGTTACTATGTACGGTTGGGATAAGTTTGGCGGTCGTGTACTAGGTGATATCCTAATCAATGGTCAGAGCCTACGTGCTGCCTTGATTGCCAACGGCTTTGCTCGTGAGTACTACGGCGAAGCTAAACAAAGCTGGTGTAACTAAAATGAAGCGCCTACTAGCCATCACTGCACTGGTCACACTAACAGGGTGTGCTAGTATCATTGACATGATTCCCAGCAAGTGGGATGTCAATCAAGCCAAGGTTACTACTGACCTAAGACAGGCTACACATAACTTTGACTGCAAGGCAGATCAAAGAGCACAACTTAAAACCATTGCAGAACATGCACAATGGTTTGAACTCTACAGTGAAAGCAAAGGCACTAAGGATGTTGCCCAACTAGGCAAGACTCTGCAGGCCACAGTGAAAGAGTTTCGAGATAGAGCACAGCCAGTAAGTCCTATCTATTGCGATATCAAACGTAAGCTGATGATTCAACAGGCTGACATCATTGCTAAAACAACTCAAGGAAGATTCTAATGAAAACTGAACTACTATTAGAGTTTGCCAACATAGCGCAAACTACCTATGACAATCCTAAAACCGCTACTGCCAAGTTTAAAGCGTTAGGATATAAAATTATTCAATTCTTCGACATCAACGGAGCACAGGCATATCTATTGACCAATGGCACTATTACTGTGCTGAGTTTTAGAGGTACTGAAGTAACTGAAAAGTCAGATATATTGGCAGACTTAAAGGCTGGCAAGAATCTTGAAGCCTGTGGTGGCAAGGTACATGTTGGCTTCAAAGAAGAAATCAACAAACTATGGCCCACTATCTCTAAAGTGTTAGCAGACAATCCAGGCAACCTATACGTAACTGGACACAGTCTTGGCGCTGCCATGGCTACCATTGCTGCCAGCCGTATGCAGGATCGTGTAACAGCATTGATAACATTTGGTTCGCCGAGAGTTGGCAACGCAGAGTTTGTTAAGAGCCTAACTGTTGACCATTACAGAGTACAGAACAATTGCGATGATGTAACCAAAGTTCCATTTATGTTGATGGGATTCGCACATCACGGCACACACAGATACATGAACTTCTATGGAGAGTTTAGAGACCTAACTCCGTGGCAACAGGTAAAGGACATGGTCCGTAGCAGATTGCGAGCCAGAGCAAAAGGTCAAAAGTATATTGGTGTGTTTGATCACATGATGGCCAACTACATTGCCAAATTAGAAAAGTTAAGAGGAGAATAAAATGGAATTAGATCAAATCAAAGAAAAGATGAGTGCTGGCGAAGCCAAGGGCGCACTGATCGAAAAGGTAACATTTGCTGTGCTACCCATCATGTTTGCCTGTGTGGTGTACTTGATGAATGCTCTGAGTGTGGCCAATCATCAACTGACCATTCTTGAAAGCAAGATGCAGTTGGTGGTGACATCAGACAACAAACAAGCACCAAACATGGGTGCTGAACTGGCTCGTGAAAAACTGCGCCAAGACTTGATGCAGGCCAACACAGAAGCTGTGACCCGTGCGGCTGCAAACCGTGCCATCATTGAAACCTTGCTGTTTCGTGTGGCAGAGTTAGAAAAATTCAAAGACAGACAATTATACAACGGTGGGAAGAAGTAAATGAGCAACGTACTACACGAAGTTATCAACAGTGGGCAACCTTGGGCAGCTGAACGTGCTCAATATGCTCTACAAATAGCAGAAGCCCTACAGAACGGACAGGTCTCGCAAGATGAAGCTCGTGCCCTACTTGAAGACTTGATCAACACTGAAAAGTTAGAATCTGAGGGCGCGGACCTGCAGTTACGAGCAGCACTGGTATTTGGTGTTACACAGGTTCTCAGTATGTGTTAAACACTTTGACGAGGGCTTGAACTAAGTCTTCGATCATACCATCATCGTGAAACGGAGTGGGAGCAAATCGCAACCTCTCCGTTCCCACATCTACTGTGGGGAAGTTGATAGCCTGCACATAGATATTGTGATCGTTCATTAGTGCATCACTCATAGCTTTGGCACGTTTAGCATCTCCTACCAGCACAGGCACAATGTGTGTAGTACTACACGCCATAACGGGTATGCCAGCCTTGATCAATCTATACTTTAACTTACGGGCACGGTCTTGATGTTGCTCACGTAGCTCTCCGTGACTCTTTAAGTATTTCACAGCAGCCAGTGCGCCAGCACAGGTCACGGGACTCATAGATGTTGTAAAGATAAAGCCAGCAGCAATGCTACGGATAGCATCAGCTACGACACTGTCACAGGCAATGTATCCGCCCTGTACTCCAAATGCTTTACCAAGTGTACCGTTGATTATATCAACACGATCCTGTAGCCCGTACTTCTCAACTTTGCCTGCACCTGTTTCGCCATATAGACCTACAGCATGTACTTCATCGATGTAGGTCATAGCACCGTACTGGTCAGCTAGATCGCATATCTCTTTGATCATGCCCACATCGCCATCCATTGAGTAAACACTTTCAAATACAATACAAGGAGTCTTACCACAGAGCTGAGCAGCCTGTAGACATTCTTCTAAGTTCTGCATGTCATTGTGACGGAACACCTGCTTGTTAGCACGACTGTGTTGTATACCCACGATGATTGAGTTGTGATTGTTACTGTCGCTGATATATTCAATGTTGGGAATGATCTTAGCCAAGGCTATCAAGGTCCATTCGTTGGCCACATAAGCTGAACTAAACAACAATGCCCGTTCTTTCTTATGCAGAGTAGCAAGCTCATGCTCCAATGCCACATGATAGTGACTTGTACCTGCAATGTTTCGAGTACCACCTGATCCTGCACCTGTCATATCTAAAGCTGTTCGCATAGCATCTATAACAACCTTGTGCTGACCCATGCCTAAGTAGTCGTTTGAGCACCAGTTTACAATGTTTTTAATAGCATAAGGTCCATACCAGATAGCCTGTGGGAACTTGCCGTTTTCACGTAGAATATCGTTAAACACACGATATTTGCCATTAGCTTTAAGATCTGCTATCAGTGTTTCAAAGGGTGTTTTATCTATCATAGTAGACTATTTAACGATAAATATCGTAAGAGGATTAAAATAATGGCTGCAAACGGAATATCAACACTGGCAACTAAACTGGCAAGACAAACTGCTAAACTTACCATTGCTGAAGCTAAACGTCAAGGTAAAGTAGTTGCCGCCGACGGTACTATTACCGGTAGTTTAGATGCTACTAAACCTTACTATCGTGCTAAAAATACTTACAACATTGCGCTATTACCAGACACCTATTCCACTAGTGGTGATGATAATGCCAACACCAGTGGCCTAGTACAAGGTCGTCCTTGGTATGATTCAAACACCGAAGCAACATACGATGGCGAAGTTATTGAAGTTAGCCCAGGTATATGGCGCACTAACTATCAAGGATATCACAACGAAGTTCCAAACTTCTTTGATACTGCTGTGTTAAAGGCCGCTCCTGACAACTTTGATGCAGCTGACAATGACATCAACGAGCCAGCACTACCTAACTCAACCAGCATGATGCTAAAAGGCTACCTGCGAGTAACCTACACTGGCAACTACACAATATATTTGAGCTGTGACGACGGGGCTTACTTATGGTTTGGAGACAATGCCATCACTAACTGGCGTAGTGGTAACACCTTAACTAACGTGACTATATCAAACGGTGGACTACACCCTCAAACTGAAGTTTCAACCACCGTGGCTTTAACAGCAGGCACATACATTCCAATGCGTGTAATGTTCGGCAATGGCCCAGACGGACCTGGAGTGCTAGTTGTTAGTTATTCATATCCGGGACAAGCTAAGACATCGGACTTTACCGGTAAGATCTTCTACAGAACATCAACTAACGGATTCTAATCCATGACCATAGACGTATGAATAAAAAAGGACCCGAAGGTCCTTTTTGTTTGATGTAATATACTATTACTTCTTAGCAGTTGCGCCAGCATTGACAAATGCGTACATCTTTTCAGCTGTTTCTAGAACTTTCTCAAGTCCTGGGAATGTTGGCATATCTACTTTGGTAACGATTTGACCAGTCTTCTCATCGCGAGTAGCAGTCATTTCCCAACCTTGGAATTTAGAGTGGAAGTCTTCTGTTACCATGCTCTTAGCCATGCCAAGGATGTCTGTACGGATTTCATATCCGTTTTTGTTGAATTTAACTTCTGGTAGCTTTGGTGTTTCGAATTGTGACATAATAATCTCCTGTGTGTTTAATGTCTATGTGTAAACAGCAACTTTGCTGTCTATGTATTTATTATACAGTGTACAAGACTGTTTGTAAAGCTGAATGAACTATTTTTTAAACTTGTTTACTCTTTCTTTAACAAGTTTAACAACAGTGTCACTGAGCACAACTTCGTAGTGGTTGCAATCTACTTCCACTAATTCCATATCCTCGTGATGCCGTTGACTGGCAATGGTTACTACACCATCATTGGGCTCGTGCATAAAAGGGCTTTGACCCTTTACTGTTACTATGTTGGTCCAAGGATGCTGTATTTTAATACGTTTAGCCTGCTTCATTACCCAACTACTGGGCCCAATGTCACGCATCAGTCTGCTGAATGGCAAGAAGTATTGAGCATAGTCCGCTACTTCAGCACCACCATAGGGTGTGCTTAGGGTCACAGCACCTTTAACGGCTACTGGCATACTATTAGCTAAATGTAGGCTGTAAATGCCGCCTAGACTATGTGCAACAAACACCAGGTCCTTATAGTCCTGTAATGCTGTCTGCATGTCCTTTAGGTTATTTTCAAACCCATTTCGGCTATCATAGTTGAGGTCTAGACCTTCACCTAATTTACTCTTGATATAGTTGAAGCTCTCGCTGGTGGCATTGGCACCGTGTATGTACACTAATTTCATGCCAATATTTAGTAATTTTAATAGTAGTGATGAGATGCTTTGCTCTTACGGTATTCCGCAATGGCTTCGCCCCATGCAACTAGGCTTTCGAATATAGTGTTTAAAATTGTTTTCATAGATATGTTTCCTTTTGAGAATATTGGTATTGTCGGATGTATGCTTCCAACTGTGCAGTATCGGTAATACTTTTGGTACTTAGATAAGCGTCTAAGCGGCTTTGGTAATTAGATCCTGGGAACATTTCGGCTAATCGTTCCATTACTCTAATCATTTGCTCTGATAAGAATTTCATGTTATAATCCTTGTGTAAGTGTGTGTAGAGACTCATGGTTTCTACTAATATATTTAGTCTAGTTTATCTGGCACTGCAACATTTTTATTTTACTTTGCAAAAAGGTTAAATATACAAAAGAATTAGAGGATTATATGCGTAAAAGCACCAGATCAATACTGCAAGAATTAAGCGACTTAGGTATTAGCCGTGACAAGGATCAAGTGATTGAAAGCCGTGGAGCAAACCTAATCGAAAGCGCAATTAACCTGTTAACTCTGATTCGTGAGCAATACGATGTAGAAACGGCTGCTGAATTAGAGCGCCGTTTTGTTAATGCTATCCGTACTAGCGAACCAGCTAAGTTTAAGCGTGGCATGAAGAAAATACAGGAAAGCAAAGGCAATGAGTAAAAATGTAATATTTCCGGACACTAAAGAGTTCGATCAAAAACTAGCCCCGGAAATGAAGGCTAAGATGGATGCTATCCTAAATCCCCTAGGATTAAACAGCGTGGCCATTGGCAGCGCACACACTCCTACGCCCGGGGAAATGAGCGGCGATATGGACTTACAAGTTGATCTTGACGAAGTTAAAGCCAAGTTTAAAACAGATGATGATAAATCAGCTCGCAAAGCATTAGCCATGTTTGTACAAGATCGTGGCTTCCAAGTGCGTCAAGCAGGTGTTAATGTATTTGTACGTTTACCAGTAGGTGATGAGTTCTATCAAGTTGATCTTGAGACTATTCCTAATGTGGCTAAAGTCAGCCGTTATCATCAACACAAGATTCCTAAAGGATCAACATACAAGGGCGTGGGCAAACAGCTGATGTTAGCACAGTTGGCCAAGAGCAAGGGCTATATGTACTCTGCATGGCAAGGACTGTTTGCACGTACCCCAGAGAATAAGAAAGGTGAACTAGTTGCAGACGAGTGGGATGACATTGCTCGTGTGCTAATAGGACCAGATGCTACTGGAGATAACATTGATTCAGTAGAAGCTATCATGGCCAGCTTGCCAGAAGAGCAGGCACAGGCATTACTAGCACATGTTAAACAAGATAAGAACTGGGCTGAACGAACTCCAAAGATATCTGAAGATATTAGACGAATGAGACAGTTAGCTGGTATGAAAGAAGCCGATGTAGTAAGCCCACGTTTTGCAGGTGTGCAACAAACTAAACACGCCGATGGTAGTCAAACTACAGACTATAATCAAGGTCCTTTGCAATCTACACAGAAAGTAGATGCCCAAGGCCGCCCGATCAAGACCACCACGGCTTACGACTTAGGTGCTGCCAAACTTAGCCATAGTAATGATCATGTAAGTGGCATTCGATCAACCGAAGTTGCTCCAAGAGTTGGAGACGGAACCGACACCGCCGCAACCCTTGCAGCAGCACATCAAATGATGCCAACAGCAGATATTGCAGCAGCCCGCGGAGTTGATCCTAAAAAGTTTGCACGATTTCAGAAACAAAATCCCTCAGCAGTTAAAGAAAGCCCTGAGCTAACAGCAATGTTAACTATTGCGAGATTAAGATGAGAGCAAACGAGTTCCTAAGAGAAGCAGAAGAAGCTGCTGTTAAAAAACTAGGTCGTGCCTTTAACCACTTGGAAGACCTAGTGTTCTTTCACGGTAGCCGCGGCACTATTGAAGCATTGGACCATTTGAAAGAAATCGCTACTAGTGCTGGTAGTAAGACTATACGTATGAAGTGGGATGGTAATCCACAGATCTACTGGGGTCGTGCTGAAAAAGGTGGTCCACTAATCCTAGCGGGACATAATGGCTGGAGCCGTGGTGCTGCTACTGATAGTCCAGATGCAGTAGCAGACTTCATTGCCAACAAGAGCGGTAAACCTAAAACTCCCGAAGAAGTAAAACAACGACAGGCATTTGCACAACAGTTTGCAAATCTATATCCCCTGTTTGATCGTGCTACTCCAAAGAACTTTGTGGGCTACGTCTATGCTGACGGCCTGTACTTACAACGACCCGCAGTTGACAAACAAGGTGTGTATAACTTTGCACCTAATCCAAAAAGTCAAACTGCCTATCATGTTAAGGCAGATAGTCCATTGGGACAACAGATTAGTCAATCACAGGTAATGGTAGTGGGCCATGCCTACTTTCCGGAGTTTGGTATGGATGACAGTGATCAAAAGCCCATGGATGACTTTAGCATGTTCAACACAGTTCCTGAACTGATTGTACAAGGACCTGTGTATAACAGCAATCCAGTTAGTATAGATACTAGTGCAATTGATCGTGTGGAACAGTATTTGAATCAACACTCTGCTGCTATTGACAACTTCTTGCAAGGTACCACTGGTCTTGGTGATCTAAAGAATATATTGTATACCTATGTTAATCAAACAGCTAAAGCTAAACAGTTGGATAATCTGGGCGCACAGAACTTCTTATCTTGGCTAAAAAGCAGCAAGGTTAGTGAGCCCAAGCAGACTAAGATTGAACAGCTTGCACAACAACATGCTCGTGCATTAGAAGCTATATTCGGACTTGTTGGCCGTATTATGGATCTTAAAGATCAAGTTATTGATCAAGTAGAGCAAGGACAGGGCGAAATATGGGATACACATGGCGAAGGCCGTGTACGCTACGCACCTGCAGGTAAAAAGTTTGGAAATGTCAAGCTAGTGCCTCGCAGACGTTGGACTCCGAAGTAATATTATCTAGCCAAAAAACTCCATATTCCGGGGTTTTTTTGTATCTCGTATAAATAATAGTACAAAGGCCTACAGGACGTAGGTCGACATATACGAGGAGATATATTATGTCAGCAACAACAAGAGTAAATCCTACCGCAGTAGCGTTAGGTACAGTACAACGTACATTTCAACAAACAGTATTCAAGTATGTATTAAGCGGTTCAGACGGCGCTATTGCATTAACTACAACTACTGCAACTAGAGTTACAGAAGAACTTGGTACAACTAGTTCAGTATTCCAAGTAGCCAGCGACGGTTTAGAGATCCTTACAATGGGCGATCGTCATATGCTTGACTTAGATGCATTAGCTAGCAGAGTTGGATATGTTCTAGGCGCAGGAAGTGTAACAGCTACTGGCGTATGGACATTTACAGCTGGTGGTACACTAACTGTAACAGAACCAACAACATTGTATTCAATGTAATAATTCTCCGGGATGGGAAGACTAAGCCCCTTAATTGGGGCTTTTTTACGGCCATGATAAATACATTACAATGAACTACAAAGAGTAGTTCGACATATACGAGGAGATATATTATGTCAGCAACAACAAGAGTAAATGGTTCAGGCCAATATTTAACTGGTTCTATAGTTTCAGTTGTACAACTAAAAGCATTCATAATTGACGTGGGCGCAGACTTGCAAGCCCAAGATGACGGCATTGACGAAGCTGTAGAGCAAGTTATACGTGAACTACAGCCGTTAATGTATTTTACACCATCAGCTGGTGACGGTATTATTCACGTGATCGTAGACGGTCACGGTGTAGATGCAGATACATTACAGCTACGTGTCCGTGCGTTAGATACAGGTGCAGGTTATCGTTATAATGCTGCAACAGTTGTACTAGGTACAAGTTTTGTAGTAGCTTAATTCTCTGGGATGGGAATAATAAGCCCACTTTTATAGTGGGCTTTTTTACGGCTGTTAAATACAGCAATGATTTATTGTTTATACACGCTAGCTGACATTTCTGCTTCGGGCCAGTACAAATCTAGGAATGATCTAGAAAGACTACAGCAACAAAACTTTGATACTGTTATGCAGACCATTGGACTTGCTGGTAATGTTTATTTTAGCCACCCTCCTCAGCCTATCCCTGCAGATATATTTGGCAACGCAGATCAAACCTGTTGGTACTTTGAGTGGACTATGGAAATAGAACACCTATTCGAAGTAGATGGGGATGAGCTATCTAGGCTGAAAGACCTGTTTGAATACGTGCCATTCATAACAGGATTAACAGAAACTGCCCAGTTTGAACGGCCTATGTTTAAGCTCGGGCACAATATTATTTTTGATTATAAACAATAAATATAATACTATAGGCACAAAGGCATCTTAAGGCTCACACAGTAATACCATACTGAGCAACACCAACCCACAGGAGAGATGCCACATGGCGACCGCTACCGCGAAGAAACCACGAACAAATTTAGAAGCAGTTCCACAACTAGCACAGTTACCGGAACGTGTCAGTGTATTAGAAACTAAAGTTGAAAACATCAACGAAAAGCTAGTCGATCTCAAAGCTGATGTTAAAGAAATGCATGACTGTTTAGATCAAACTCGTGACATGCTATCAGACAAGCTAGAAAAGATGCAGGAAGAGTATCGCAGGAATGCTACTAGGTATTTTGAACATGCTGATCGCCTACACTTAGAAGATGTGGCATCACACGAAAAAATGAGTAGTCGTATTGGCTCCTTAGAAAGAGTTAAAAACAAATGGCAACAGTATGTGATGATATTATTAGCATTTGGCGCAGGCACAGGCTGGCTTAGTGGCCATACAGTAAACGTGTCTCAGCTGTTAAAGTTTGTTGGTATATAAAAGTATTATGTTATTAAGAGAGTTTACATTAGAGAGCGTGGTTGATCAAGCTATTTTGTTTCACAAAGAGCTTAATCCAAAGCTATGGAAGGAACGTAGACTCAATCCAGAAGTACGTTTTAAACTGTTAAAGATTGCCAAACACTTTATAGACTTTATTGATATTCCACAGATAAGTCTTAAAAATATTACCTTGTCAGGCTCCAACGCAGCCTACACCTATACAGAACACAGCGACTTGGATCTACACCTTGTTGTTGATATTCCTGCTGCTGCACAGTATCACTTAAAACCCCTGTTCGATGCTAAGAAGAATCAGTATAACTTTCAACACGATATTAAAATACACGGTATTGAAGTAGAAGTATATGTACAGCCCATTGTTGATGCGCATCATTCAGCAGGCATCTACTCAGTACTTGATGACCAATGGATTGAACAACCTAAACCCATTAAGGTTACCATTGATGACCATGATGTTAATCTAAAGTTTAAGAATTACGTAAATAAAATTAAACAAGCATTGAAGTCAGATGATATCAGTGTGGCCAACACTGTTAAAGATCGTCTTAATCGCTTACGCAAAACTGGATTAGAAAGACAGGGTGAGTTCTCAGTAGAGAACATTGCTTTCAAAGTCCTGCGTAACAAAGGTTATATTGATCAATTGAGACAGCATATATACAAATTAGAGGATCAGGCACTAAGCCTAGGAGAACACAATGAAACGAAATGAAATACTAGGCGAACACAAGAAAGGTACTAAGGCTGTTAAGTACAATAAAAAGCCTAAAGATCACACTGCTGAGTTTGGCAAAGCTAAAGAAAAACTGGCACCAGTCAAGCCAATGGAAGGGTATAATCCTAATTCAGCAGGTGCAGAACATCGCCGCAAGTTAGATCAATCACATGCTGCTGACCTAAAGGCAAGAGCAGAAGGACCTGATGCTACAGAACGTGATCAACAAAGATATCAAAATTATCTAGACAAGAAAGAACAAATGGCCAACGATTATAATGATCGTATGGAACGCGAAAGTGTAGCACAAGAAGGCCACCGTGATTACGATGACAACCGTACAGGATTTGGTGACCAAGGCAAGCGTGAATTTAAACGTCGTGAAATGGAACATGAGTTAGGACATGAGACTAACAACTATGCAGTAGCCATTGATGGCCGTACTTGGAAAGTATTTGCCAGTAGAAATCATGCAGAAGCAGTAGCTCGTTCATTACAGAATAAAGGTAAGAAAGCCACAGTACATGAAACCGGTGCTGAGCCTACTGCCGAAGCAATGGGTGCAGACATGGGAAAGATTACTAAAGTTGACCCTGCTACAAAGAAAGCAACATTAACCAAACCTGACGGCACTTCGATGGAGGTTGATAGTACTGCATTAAAGCCAACACCAGACGGCAAGATGTCAATGGACACTCCAGATGCTAACGAACTTAAAACAGGAACGGCAGTAGTTAGTACAGAAGGATCTGTTATTACAGAACTTGATCCACCACCACATGATAGTACTAGCCCAATACACGGTGGACAAGATAATACAGATCTACGCAGACTACGCGAACTTGCTGGGCAACCGGCAGCACCGGAAGATGATGGCGAGTATGATGCTATAGATAGTGTAGATTCGTTTAATGCTTATGCACAGAAACAGTCTGCTGCTGCTGGACTTAGCCCAGAACAGACTGCTGAACTACAAAAGATGGTTGTTGCAGAACCAGATGGTTCGATTGACATGGAAGCCACTATGGTTAATGCTGTGAAAGGTATGGCTGAAATGATACCGCAACTGCTTGAGTTGTTTACAACCTGGCTCGGCATGTTAGAAAAAGCCAAAGCTGATCCTGCACAATGGTCTGCACTTACTCCTGAAGAACAAAAAAGCATCGACGAGGCTATCAATGATGCCAAGGCGCAGTTACCTAGGCTCCAAGCTGAAGCTAAAAAAATTCCAGGTATGCAAGCTGAATTAGATCAAGTTGTTGCCGCTAACAAAGCCGCTGGAAAAACTATGAGAATTCCAGCTAAGGCTCCTGCACCAGTAGCACCGACTGTAGAAGAATCAGATCTTACTGCTATGTTACGTATCGCAGGCCTAAGATGAAAATAAACGAGTTGATCAAAGAGTTTGAAGTATACACTTCAAATGAAGAAAAGCGTATGTTAGAACAACTAACTCATGTACGCCAATTGAGTAGTTTTAGCGAGCGTGATCAATTCACAATTGAGAGCCTTATCCGTAAAAGTTTGGTAATTAAAGTAGGAGACATAAATCCTAGAGTGATTGCCAATGAATTATAAACGACAAGCTAAACAACTTGAATCTTTCTTAGAAGATGAATTTAAGAAAAAGATTCCTATACTGGTCATGCCGGACAAAAGTCTTGTGTACAAACGCTACAAGATCAAACAGAATAACACCGGCAACTGGGATTTGAGCTATATTGGCGGTGATAAAATTGCAGAGTTTAGAATTAAGACTACAGCTACCCTGGCAGCTAAATTCTACGATCAACCTAATTTTAAGCGTTACAATGAAGTACTACAATTAGATACTCATTACTGGAACAACAATAATGATGCAGTATTTTTTAAATATAGATACGAACATGCAAAAGATATCGAAAAACGTGACATTTTTATGTGGCGTTGGGAACAAGCAGATCACAGGGCCAAACGTTACAAGGAAGAAATTTCCTCAATGTTTAAGTCAAACTTTTGATAAATAAAAATAACAGTCTTTTAGGGATTACAGAATATGCAGATTACAGAACTTTCACATCCAAAGAGTAGCAAGGGCCTTAACGAAAGCCTAGCTAAGAAATTTGGCTACAAATTAAACGTAGATAGCTTTACAATGGAGCAACTACGTGCAGCTCGCGATAAAATTACTATGGAACTTGCTGAGTTTGAAACAAGTAAGAATTACGATGCTGTTTACGAAAGTAACACGTATCAACGTGACCGTGCATTACTTGATGTAATCACCCAGGCAATTTCAGAGCGCACACTAAGCCCAGGCGAAGAAGGCAAGAAAGAAAAATATGTTAAAGGCATGAAGTCTAAGTCAGGCGAATTTAAAAAACGTTATGGCGATAAAGGCGAAGAAGTAATGCATGCCACAGCCAGCAAAATGGCCAAGAAAGAAAGTATCGATGAAGCAATGGAAGTACTACGTGGTGTTCTATCAGAAAGAACACTAACAGAAGGCGAAGAAGAAAAAGCAGCATTGATCATGAGCGCACGTGATATGGTTGACAAGGTCACAGGATGGCTAGAAGATACTGCATCATTGAAATCAGAAACCATGTTAGAATTAGTTGACTCTATCAGAGACGAACTAGGCAGCGATATTAGCAGTCAGTATTCAGGCACAGTTAAACCAGCATTGGAAGAATTATACACAGTATTAGAAACAACTCGTACTACCCTAGCACAGGCAGTGGCTATCCTAACAGGCGAAGAAGGCCCAGCTGGCCCGGCAGCAGCTCCAACAATGGGCATGCCAGGTGAAGAAGAATTCCCAAGCGGTGATGAATTTGCAGCAGCAGATGCAAGCACAGGTGGCGAAGAAGCTGCCGGTCGCGAAATGCGCGAGAACATTGCCTACAGCCGTAGACTAGGCACAATGTTAAGCCAGCCAAAAAAAAAGTAAATGAAGATGCGGATACACTTATCCGCATACTCAACACACTAAAATCTAGAGCAGACTCAAAAGGCACCCCAGCTCAATACAGCTGGGATGCTGTGTCAAATATGTTAAGCAATGTATCTGGTACACAAATGGACTATGATACATTTAAGAAAGAGTTTGACACAATCCCTCAATTAAAAAACATAGTTGCCCAATTTGACGGGCAAGGCCTTACACTCAAAACTAAAGAAAAACCAGAAGCTACAAATAGTCAGCCACACAGTGCTGGCGGATTGGATGCATCTGCTAAAAGGGCTGCGGCGAAATCGCTCAAACAACCTGGTTGACTTCTAGGTCAGACTGCTATATAATAGCATATGACCCTACTAATAAACAAATTCAAATACGAAAAACTCTCTAGGGACGACAGCTCCGGTAAGCGTTTATACGCTACACCACAAGGGCATAAAGTCCCTAGTGTCACGACTGTACTGGACAAAACTAAGCCAGAAGAAAGTCGCATAGCACTGGCCAACTGGCGTAAAGCAGTAGGTGAAAAGAAAGCACAAGAGATCACTACAGAAGCTGCCAACCGCGGCACACGTATGCACAAGTTCCTAGAGGACTATGTCAAGGGTGAACCTATGAACGAGGGTGTTACTAACCCTTTTGCACAACAAAGTCAGAAGATGGCTAAGATTGTGATTGAAAAAGGCATGTCAAATGTAAGTGAAGTATGGGGTAGTGAAGTACCCTTGTACTTTCCAGAACTATATGCGGGTACTACTGACTGCGTAGGTGTACATAGTGGTGACGAGAGTATCCTAGACTTCAAGCAGACTAACAAACCTAAGAAACTAGAGTACATTAGCGACTACTTTCTACAGCTAACAGCCTATGCCCTAGCGCATAATGAAGTACACGGCACTAATATACGCAAAGGCGTTATTCTAATGTGTAGCAAGGACTTTGAATACCAGGAGTTTATCTTAGAACCCAAAGACTTTGACTACTGGACAGAAGAGTGGTGTAAACGAGTGGAGCAGTACTACCGTTTGAACAGCTAAATATCGTATAACGAGGATATTTTCATGGCTGTTTTGCAAATTTCAAGAATACAACTACGTAGAGGTAAGAAGAACGAAGCTTCTGGACTACCTCAGTTAGCCAGCGGCGAAATGGCCTGGGCTATTGATTCACAAGAATTATACATTGGCAATGGAGCAGTTAGTGAAGGCGCCCCGGCCGTGGGAAATACTAGACTGCTAACTGAAAACGATAACATTTTAGATCTAGCAGAACAGTATCAATATAAAGTTAGCGATCCAGATATCCAGACAAACGCCGATGTTAATTTTCCTATAATTCGCACACTGCAAGATCGCCTTGATGATATTGTAACATCTAATAATTATGGTATATTAGCCGACGGTATCGATCAAACAGCTAATATCCAGAATGCAATTACTAATTTGTTTGTTACTTCTGAAAGTCGAGTAGTGCTACAATTCCAGCCCGGAGTATTTAAAATAACATCTACTATCAACATTCCTAGTTATGTTACTATCGAAGGTGCTGGTCCTGAAAAAACTATTTTTAATTTTATAGGCACAGGCACTGTGTTTAATTTTATTAAAGATGCCGGCGCCCCCACTCTTGAACTAGGTAATCAGCCTAGATTTATTTCTATGAAAGGATTTAGTGTTACAACTAATTCTATTGCTACTCAAGTATTTGAAATGAATTCTGTTAGAGATTCAGTGTTTGAAGATATTAGTATTGGTGGCGTATGGACGACAACTAGTGCAACTTCAACTGCAAGCATTGGTATTGGAATGTATGCCCTTAGCTCAATAGTAACTTGCCAACGAAATAAATTTACTCGCGTAACTGTTAATGGATTTTGCACAGGCCTATACGCTAAACAAGATATTTTTAATAATCTATTTGATGACTGCGAATTTAAAACTTTAGAAACTGGTATTCAGTTTGGTGTTGGTACTGGATTTGGTGCAACTGGATTCCAATACGGCCCAAGAAAAAACATAATTAAAAATTCAAGATTTGAATCTATTAATCAATACGGTATTATCGTAGACAATGGAACTGGAAATCGATCACGTAGTAACACGTTTATAGATGTTGGTAATGACAGTACTGGTAACTCATACACTCCTGGCCAGGATAAGTATTCAATAATCAAATTCACTAATCCGGGAAATAGTTCAATACAAGATATCTTTGACAGGGCAGTTGCATTGGCATCTGGCGGATTTGTTACTTCTGCATATCTTGCTGAGGTAGAAGGAGCTGTGTTTTTCAGTAGTCCTGAAACTCGAGTAGTTAATATTGGACAAGCATATACCCCAATTAACGCATTTAGGATCCCATTAAATTCCTCAACCGGATTAACAATTAACTATGTGTACCAAAGTACTGCATATGAGCAAATGAGAAAGGGAACATTGTCTATGGCAATAGATCGTATCAACGGCAATATACAACTAGTTGATGATTTTGATTATGCTGGTACATTTATGGCCGATGAGAATGTTGTATTCTTTGCTAACTTTGAAGACATTGGTAGTTATACAACTATTGTTGTATCTTATACTAATTCCAATATATCCGACGTTGCCACACTAACCTATTCATACTCTGCACTTAGCTAATGCTTGTAGCAAATCGTCTTCAACAGACTAGGCAAGCTGCTTGGTATCAACTTAGGCAAACTTTAGAAACATCGGAGGATCCGTTTTCCGATGTTGCCAAATTTTTTCTCCGGCTTCCTCGTGTTAAATTTTACACCGACCCATATGATTCTACCACTTGGCCTACTCCATGGGAACTTATTGATGAAAATGAGTATTGTGAATTCAATTTAATTCTGGGAATGTGTTATACTATACAATTAACTGAGCGTTTTAAAGATACACGCCCAACGATAAATTTAGCTATTGACATTGACAGTAGAACAGTGTATTATTTGCTTTGTATTGAAGAAAGAGTTTACGGGTATGATGACAGTTGGATTAGAGTGTCAGAGTTGCCTAAGTCTTTGAAAATGCAAAAGATTTATCCAATGAAGCCACTCCACTAAATACGTCCTAGACACTAAATTAACAACATGACAACAATAACTGTAATCAAAAGAGACGGAAAAAAAGAGCCATTAATGATTGAAAAATGGCAGACACAGATTGCAAAGGTGTGTAGTGGGATTGCTGATGTTAGTCAATCAATGATTGAGATCAAAGCCCAACCACATTTTTATGATGGAATTACTACTAGAGAAGTAGATGAAATTACACTCAGAGCAATTGTGGATTTGATTGACGTAGAATCAAATCCAGATGTTGGTCATGTTAACTATCAATACGTAGCAGGCAAGCAACGTCTATCAATGTTGCGTAAGGATGTTTATGGCGCCTACGAGCCTCCCCACCTTTACGAGATCGTAAAGACTAATGTGGCTACTGGATTATACACAGCAGAGCTTCTTGAGTGGTATGGTGAAGAAGACTGGAACAAGATGAATGACATGCTGGATCATGAAAAAGATGAACAGTATGGCTATGCGGCAATTGAACAATTAATTGAGAAGTACTTGGTTAAGAACCGTAGTACAAAACAAACATATGAGACTCCACAAATTAGATACATGGTTGCAGCCGCAACTGTGTTCCATAAAGAAGAACCTAACTCGGCTAGGATGCGCTATATCAAAGAATACTACAACGCCGCAAGCGATGGACTTTTTACTCTTGCTACTCCTGTATTGGCTGGCCTTGGTACTCCTACTAAACAGTTTAGCTCTTGCGTACTCATTCGTTCGGATGATGATCTAGATTCTATTTTCGCTTCTGGTGAGATGATGGCCAAGTATGCCAGTAAACGTGCTGGCATTGGTTTAGAGATTGGTCGACTACGTCCATTAGGTAGTCCAATTCGCGGTGGTGAGATTATGCACACAGGTATGATACCTTTCCTGAAAAAATGGTTCGGTGATTTACGATCATGTTCACAAGGAGGTATTCGTAATGCAAGTGCCACTGTTTTCTATCCTATTTGGCATCATCAGTTTGATGATCTTATTGTTCTTAAAAACAACCAAGGAACAGAAGAAACCCGAGTCCGTCATATGGATTATGGGGTTGTGCTTAGTGCCTTCTTCTGGAGACGATTTAAAAACAAAGAAGACATAACATTCTTTGATCCCAACGAAGTACCAGACTTGTATGAAGCGTTCTATCAAAACACAGAACGCTTTGAAGAGCTTTACGTAAAGTACGAACGTACTCCTGGTTTACGTAAGAAGACCATGTCCGCTGAAGAAGTATTCAAGTCGGGCATACTAAAAGAGCGCACTGATACAGGGCGTATCTATCTAGTGTTCATTGACAATGTAATGAACCAGGGTCCGTTTGACCCAGAGTACCATACCATTTATCAGAGTAATCTTTGCTGTGAAATCCTCTTACCTACTCGCTCTTTCAAGCGTCTTGATGACGCTGATGGTCGCATTGCTTTATGTACGCTCGGTAGTATCAACTGGGGAGCTTTCCGCAATCCAGAAGATATGCGTAGGGCTTGCCGTATACTTCACCGCAGTCTTAACAATATCCTTGATTACCAAGACTTTTTAAGTATTCAAAGTAAATTGAGCAACGATGAAATTCGTCCATTGGGCATTGGTATTACTAATCTCGCCTACTGGCATGCCAAGCGTAGTTTAAAGTATGGAGAGAAAGATTCTCTCCATGAAGTTAAAAGTTGGATGGAACATCAAGCCTACTACTTAACTGAAGCTTCAGTTGAGCTAGCTAAGGAACGTGGTCGTTGTGAAGGCAGCGATCGTACACGTTATGGCCAAGGTGTATTCCCCTGGGAACTACGTGCTAAGGGTGTAAATGAATTAGCAGACTTTACTCCGGAACTAGACTGGGAGACATTACGAGTACAGATGAAAACACATGGTGTGCGCAATGCTACGCAAATGGCAGTTGCTCCAGTAGAGTCTAGTTCTGTTGTTATTAACAGTACCAATGGTATTGAAATGCCAATGAGCCTAATCTCAGTTAAAGAATCCAAAGCAGGATCGTTTGTACAAGTTGTACCTGAGTACCACAAGTTGAAGAACAAGTATCAACTCATGTGGGAACAAAAAGACTGCGATGGTTATATTAAGACAGCAGCCGTTATTGCTGCTTACACTGATCAGTCAATCAGTACTAACACATTCTACAATCCTGCACACTTTGCAGATCGTAAAGTGCCAACCACACTGATTGCCAAGAACTTGATGCAAGCCCACATGTGGGGATTGAAGACATTCTACTACAGCTTGATTAACAAGCAAGGTAGTAAGGCTGTTGCAGAAGACGCACCAACTATGCTAGAACCTATTAACTTTGATGACGAGGAAGACTGCGAGTCTTGTAAACTGTAATGTTAGAAACTATATGTGACATAATGGTAGACGCTTACAAGCGTAATTGGATTACCAGTCGTGATGGTAATGTCAGCATACGACACCACGACCGTGACCACTTTTATATCACACCGAGTGGTGTGCGTAAGCAAACACTACAACCTGATCAATTCAAGAAGATTGGTATTGAGAAAGGCTACTGGGGCCAACCACCGACTATATACCATGCAACTAAAGAGTTAGAATACACTGAAATCAGTGCCAATCTAAAGCCCAGCGGAGAACTTCCCTTGCACTTTGGCTTACAGAAAGAAATGGGACAGCATACTGGCGAAGTTCGTGTAGTAGTACACGTTCATCCTACTTATTGTATTGCTGCCATGCATGCCGGCATTAACCTTAGCACTATCAGTGATGCGTTTCCAGAACTCAACCGCTACACCAAGGTAGCACCCAATGTAGGCGATGTGCCTCCTATTAGCCAAGAGCTTGCGGATCAGTGCCATAAGATGTTACAGTTAGATAAAGACGGCAATATTGCTTATGATATCGTAGGTATCAAAGGGCATGGGGTAGTTGCTATTGATACAACACCGTGGCGTGCATACGAGCATATAGAAAGATTAGAACATATTTGCAAGATAGTACTTGCAAGTGGAAAATATTAAAATGTCAAAACAACAATATAATTTAAACACAAAGACAGACTATCTAAGCCGTAAGATGTTTCTGGATCCAGCAGGACCTGTAACTATTCAACGCTTTGAAGAAGTTAAATACAAGAAGATTGCAGACTTCGATGCCACAGCCCGTGGTTTCTTCTGGCAACCCGAAGAGATTAGTCTTACCAAAGACGCTAACGATTTTAAGGATGCAAGCGATGCAGTTAAACATATATTCACTAGCAACCTACTACGTCAAACAGCACTTGATAGTTTGCAAGGTAGAGGACCAACACAGGTATTCACTCCTGTTTGTAGTCTCCCCGAAGTCGAAGCTCTCATGTACAACTGGGGATTCTTTGAAACAAATATCCATAGTAAAAGCTACAGCCATATAATCCGCAACATTTATAATGTGCCTAAGGATGTGTTTAACACAATCCATGACACTAAAGAAATTGTGGACATGGCGTCTAGTGTGGGCAACTACTATGACAAGCTACACGTTATCAATTGCCGTAAAGAACTTGGGCAAGAAGTCACTGAGAAAGAACACGTTAAAGCCGTTTGGATGGCACTACATGCCAGCTATGCACTAGAAGCATTCCGCTTTATGGTTAGCTTTGCTACAAGTTTGGCCATGGTTGAAAACAAGATCTTTATCGGCAACGGTAACATCATCAGCTTGATCCTACAAGACGAATTATTGCACAAAGGCTGGACAGCCTATATGATTAACCAAGTTATCAAAGAAGATCCTCGCTTTGCTGAAGCTAAACAAGAATGTGAAGCAGAAGTATATGCATTGTATATGGATGTGATTCGGGAAGAAAAAGATTGGGCCAGCTACCTGTTTAAGATGGGACCAGTTATTGGACTCAATGCAAACATTCTGCGTGACTTTGTGGACTACACCGCAGTAGATGCATTAAAGCAAATTGGTATTAAGTACCAAGCGGCTGCTCCTAAGTCAACTCCAATTCCTTGGTTTAACAAGCATACTGATACTAGTAAGAAACAAACAGCACTACAAGAAAACGAATCGACTAATTACGTCATCGGAGTTATGGGTGAAGGTATTGACTATGATGCCTTGCCTGTGCTATAATAGGACATCGGAGAAATTATGACAACACCAGTTATTGTATGGTCAAAGTACCATTGCCCCTATTGCGATCAAGCAAAGGCATTATTAAAACAACAGGGTGTTCCATTTGAAGAACGTAAAATCGGAGATGGATACACCAAGGAAGAATTGTTAGAAGCAGTACCAAATGCTCGAACAGTTCCTCAAATTATTATCAATGGTGCATCTATTGGTGGTTTTACAGAATTAAGAAAATATATCGACGAAACCGGATTCAACGGTACCGGATACTAAAAAGGAAACTAAAATGTTAATCAATAAAGGCGTAGCAGAAGGCGAAGTCATTACCCTCAAACTAACCAGCGGCGAAGAAATTGTTGCTAAACTAGTAGAAGATGGTGCGTTGTATTACAAACTATCAAAGCCAATGGTTATTGGTATGGGACAAAAAGGTCCAGGTCTAATGCCTTACTTGTTCACTGTTAGTCCAAATGCAGATATTCGTTTGCAAAAGTCTACAGTCACAGTAGCAGAAGCAACTGACGAAGCATTTGCCAAACAGTTTCTCGAGTCAACAACTGGCATTGCGTTAGTATAACGTCAATAATCATAGTGTATAAATACACTATGACTTATAAAATTAGGGCAGGTGCCCCATTTGATTTAGACAATTTATTCAATAGACCGGCCGTAGATGCCGGTCCTATCGTTAATCCATATCCGGATATTATATTAAGTAATATTGACGGTGGAGATTTTATACAGCCTGTTACATTTACAGTAGACGGCGGATTTATTCCGGCTGCTGGCACTGCAACGTATGACCCTTCTAGAACATACGGACCGGACGATATTGTACCATGACTACTCCAACTGGTAGCATATTATTACGTCGAGGACCTACTACTGATCGAGTAGCGTTTGTTCCACTTGACGGTGAAATAATCTACGACGAAAATTTAAAATCAATCTTTATTGGTGATGGTGCTACTTATGGCGGTAATGCTGTTGGTACAGTCCCAGGCTCAATGTCAAACAGTTTTGCTAACATTCTAGTAGCAGGACAAAGTAATGTAACAGCAGATTCCTACTCTGATAATTTAACCTTAGTGGCGGGTACTGGAATAACATTAACCACTGATGCAATCAACGATAGCATTACTATTGCTAGTAGTGCTGCTGGAGCAACCTACGGGATTAGTGCAGAAACGGCCACGGGTGGTACTAGCTTACGACTAACTGGTAGCAATGTTACTACAGATAATGTTAAGTTTGCAGAAGGTACTGGTATTACAGTTACTCGAACAGATGCAGATACTATTACTATTGCTACAACAGTAACTGATACAAACACAACATATGGGATCAGTGCAGAGACAGTAGCCGGCGGTGCCTATTTACGATTAACAGGCAGCAATGCGTCAACAGACAATATTAAATTTGCCAGTGCTGGCAATGTAACAGTTACTCGAACAGATGCAAATATTATTACAATTAGTGGCAGTCCACTAGGCGGCGCAGTATTAGATGATATAGATGATGTATCATTAAGTGTTCCAACTAACGGACAATTTTTACGCTACAACGGAACCAACTGGTACAATGCTACAGCAACCTTAGGCGGTGGATCACTATCTAGCAGTTTTGAAACTATTAAAGTAGCAGGCCAAGCTGATATAGTAGCCGACTCCTCTACTGATATACTAACCCTAGTTGCTGGGCCTGGGATTACTATTACATCTAATGCAGTAACGGATACTATTACTATTAATAATTCAGATTCTTTAGTTTCAGTATCACCTTCTGAAATAGCAGCCGGAACTGATCAATCAACTGCTTTAGAACTAACCTCAATTATAAACAATATAACCACAACTGATCTCGGAACAGGGGTTAGACTTCCTACAGCAGTAGCAGGTACAAGATTATTAGTGTTTAATAACGGATTGAACACGGCAGCAGTGTATCCGGCCATCGGTGCAGATATTAATGGATTAGGTATAGATGTAGCATTTTCATTAGAGGTTGGTGCTCGATTAGAATTTGTTGCAATTACAACTACGCAATGGTATACAATGAATGCAACATATGCATAAAGGAATAACATGACAGGAATTGTTCGAGTCAATGCTGACTCTCATAATGGACATGCAGGACACAGAGTACCCTTCCATAAAACATCTTATGCAAGTGGTAGTGGAAATGTTTTTGTAAACAGTGAGCCAGCCGTAAGAAAGGGAGATGCATTAGCATGTGGCGACACCGCAGTTGGAGCATCGTCTAACGTATTTGTTAACGGCATCCCAGTTCACCGTCAAGGTGACTCAACAAGCGGACACGGTAAATGGGTCCCAAACGCCGCCGCCAGTGGTAGCTCTAACGTATTTGCCAATTAGGTTGATCTTAAATTAACTACGCTGTATAATATCAACATGAACATTTATTTAGATATGGACGACGTAGTCGCCGATTGGATGGGATATGCTCGAAATTATCTTAAAGAACCTGCATGGCAAGAAGGCGAGATACTTCCCTTACCGGTGTGGAATCGTCTTAAAGATAACCAACGTATGTACAGCAAACTTCCATTAAAGGAAGGGGCAGTGGAGTTGGTCAATTGGGTTACTGAATATACAGATAAACATCCCGATGTGGGATTGTTCTTCTTAACCGCAGTACCTCATAACAATGATATGCCGTGGGCGTTTGTTGATAAAGTTTGGTGGGCAAGATCACATTTCCCACATATTCCTGTATTCTTCGGACCATACAGTGATAACAAATGGATGCGATGTGAAAGCGCCGAGGACATTCTTATCGATGATCGTCGCAGCAATAACGAAGAGTGGGTTAAGGCAGGTGGCCGCGCCCATATGTACCGTAACTGGACAGACTGTAAAGCATGGTTGGAGGCTGAGTTAGGTCCACTATGAACAGTTTAGAGAAAGTTTGGGCAAGAGCAACTGGCCATTTAATGGGCCAAACAGACCAAGATCGTCCGGATATACCTATACTTACTTTAAGAGAAGCACGTATAGCGTTGTTTTTAAAGACCTTCTGGGTCATCATACATGTAATAACGTGTTGTTTCATTATTGCGAACACAATACATCACTGGTAATAACTATATAACAAAGGAGACAATTATGTCAGCAAACAAATATCAAGAGTTCACAAAAATCGTAGAAGCCATGGAGGCAGACTTCGAAAAGTTCTATGACAAGGAAGTTGGCGCAGCCGGCACCCGTGTTCGTAAGGCTTGCCAAGATTTGGCTAAGTTGTGCAAAGAAACTCGTAACGATGTGACTGCGGTTAAGAACGCTCGAAAAGAAGCGGCCTAATGTCAACGAAACCCCTGGTAAATACGTTATATACTTACAAGGGGTATAATATGAAAAAACTTTTAACTGTTCTGTTACTAACGGTCAGTGCCACAGCATTTGCTCAGCATAATCATCACTGGCGTCATCATGGCTATCGTCATGTAGGTCCCAACATCGGTTATTGGGTAGCACCGTTAGTCATTGGCGGGATTGTAGGGGCTGCAATTGCCAAAGAGAATCAGCAACCTCCTGTAATCGTACAACAACCGCAGTCAGTAATCATTCAACGTCAAACAGTTTGTACTGAGTGGAAAGAAATACAAAATTCCGATGGACAAGTCTATCGTGAAAGAACTTGTACACAATAAGGAAATACTATGGCAAAATTTAAAGCACATCACCCTCGTTCAGTAAAAGCTACTGCTCGAAGAGTTCTCAAGAAGAAGAAATAATGGCCTACTCAGATAAAGTTGTCGACCACTATGAAAATCCCAGGAATGTCGGATCTTTTGACAAGAGTGATCCTAGTGTTGGTACTGGTATGGTTGGCGCACCTGCTTGCGGCGACGTAATGAAATTACAAATAAAGGTTGATCATGATACAGGTATTATTACAGATGCGAAATTTAAAACGTATGGCTGTGGATCGGCTATCGCGAGTTCGAGCCTCATTACGGAGTGGGTCAAAGGAATGCACATCGACCGAGCAGGAGAAATTAAAAACTCCGAAATCGCCGAAGAACTAGCTCTACCGCCAGTTAAAATACATTGTAGCATATTGGCTGAAGATGCCATCAAAGCAGCCGTAAATGATTACCGTAACCGACACAGCGGCTAAGAAGATCAAACAGCAGTTGACTAAGCGTGGGAGAGGTGTGGGTATTCGAATAGGTGTTAAAACTACAGGATGCAGTGGCCTAGCTTATGTGTTAGAATTTGTGGACAGTTACGAAGCCGAAGTAGGTGTGACTAATTATGCCCAGCCAGATTTTGCCTTGTTAGTTGATGCCAAATCAGAAGTTTATCTAAAAGGCCTAACTGTTGATTGGGTGCGCAATGGACTCAATGAAGGATTTGAATTTCGCAACCCAAATGAACGTGATAAATGCGGTTGCGGAGAAAGTTTTAGGGTATGAAAAAAGTGTGGGATAGAAAAGCAACTCGAGATTGGATTGCTCAGTTAGAGCACAGAATCGAAGACATTCGATACTACATGGAACGTACTATTCAGTGGTGTGAAGCTAATGATGTGTACAGTGACAGAACAGTTTTCGCCTGTATCATTATGACATCAGTATGGGTTAGCCATCTGCGTAATGAACCCATAACCAAAAAAGAGTTATTTGAAATGCTGGGCGTTAAAGGTTGGGAAGGCATTGATGATGCCATATACCAGTTTAACGAGGAATACGAATCGTTTGAACACGAAGAACTACTGGAAATGGTTGCAAGCTCATTTTAATTGACTGTTGATAACATAGATGTTATAATAAGTCTATGTTAACTACAAGAAAGTCAATATGAGTATGCATCTTGAAGGCCCTTGGTTGTCTACTACTGGCAAACGAAAAGGCAAACAAAAGTTTGCTTCATCAGAAGCCAAACGTCGAGCAGAGCAGTTGGACCAAGATTGGAAAGACATCCAAAAAAAGTGGGGTGTTGAGGCGGAAGAAAAGAAACGTAAGCGAGCAATGTCCGCTGAGCCGTTGCAGTACTCTTTAAACAGCCCCAATCAACGTACTACTGCACATATTCCCAGTCGTGGCGATAGTACAGGAAATGCCATACTTAAACCTAATCCAGTTTATACTGGCACTAAAGTTAAAGGTATTGGTACCATGCATAAAAGCAATGCTGTGCCAATTTTTAGCGACGAAGAGGCTATTGCAATATCTACAATGCGTAGATAAGTAATTAACTATCATAAAAAGGAGAAGAAATGATTAAGCTCATTAAAATCTTACTTGTATTGATCGGTCTAGCACTTGTTGGATTTATTGGATACAAAGCGGTCATGTATAAACTTGACCCAACTAAGCAATTGGTTATGAAAAACACTTCAGTAACAGCTGAAGTTAGAAATAAGCAATTAGAATGCTTGGCTCGTAATATCTATTACGAAGCAGGTAATCAACCTTTTGAAGGTAAAGTTGCTGTAGCACAGGTTACTATTAATCGTGCAGAAAGCGGACAATTTCCCTCCGATATCTGCAAAGTAGTTTACCAAAAGAATGTAGTGTACGAACGTGTACTTTGTCAGTTTAGTTGGTATTGTGAAACAGCCACTATGATGAGGCCAAAAAACACAGCCGTATTTAAAGAAAGCGAAATGGTTGCACGACAGGTTCTATTGGAAGGGTTCCGTTTGCCTAGTTTGAAAAATGCATTATATTTTCACGCTACGCACATCAATCCAAAATGGAACAGAGAACAAGTAGCCGTTATCGCAGGTCACGTATTTTACAAATAAAGGAAAGTTATGCAAATTAGTTTAAGAGAATTGGTTAATCTTAAAAAGATGAGAGACAGCCTCACCGAGAACATTGGACATCTTAGTGCAGAGACACTCGGATGGATTGGTGTTATTCTAGTACATTTGGCTACTATTCCAACACTAGTTGCAGTACTTACTGGCCTAACCGAAAAGTTACCCCCAGTTGATATGGTTGCCCTAATGTGGTTAGGCCTGTTTACATTCTTTGTCAGAAGTGTTATTGCCAAAGATTTGTTAAACATTATCACAATTGGTTTTGGATTCTTTGTCCAAGCTATGTTGATGGCATTGATTATTTTTAAATAACCAAAAAACATTGACACATCAACCCTCTGATAGTATAATAGATACTACAGAGGGTTTTTATTTTAACACACACAGAAAGGTAGATATGAGAAACTTTGTAATCGGTACAATCTTTGGATTGGTTTTAGCTACTGTTGGATTCAGCGGCATTGCTAAAATGTTGGATAGAGGCGTAGACACAGTTAAAACACACTCACAGGAAATGGCAAAATGAAAAAGTTTATTTTAATCCCCATTGTTGCGGCACTGGCTGCTTGTTCAGGCATGAAGACCGTTGAGAATCGCAAAGAATACGCACAACCTGATTGGTACCAAGAATGCCAGCAAGCAGGTGTTAAAGGTTACTTCTGGTGGAAGAAGGAGTTCGCCTACGCATGTGGCGGCGGTGAGTCGCTCCACGCTCAAGCAGCCGAAGAGCAGATGTATGCTATTGCAATGAACAACTTTGCAAAACGTATCAACTCAGAAGTCAACAGTGAAACAAAGATTGATTTCATCAACGATAAGAAGAGTACAAAAACTTCTATCTCCTATGTGGTTAAGAACACAACTATTCGCGAACACATGAAAACAGAAACTGCACAGTTTACTATGCAGGGTCGTCACTATACCTTTGTGCGTCTTGAGATGCCTAAGGAAGTGTTCAACCAATTGATTGCCGAAGCCAAAGCGCAAAAGCAATGAAACTACTACTAGTACTGGCATTAGCAGTTCCGGTTGTTTTAACAGGTTGCTCTAGTGCGCCTGTTAAAACAACCCAGCGGCAATACTGCTACACTAGCCAAGAGATTAAAACTAAAGATAAAGAAACTGTCTCTAGTGAAACCACAGTTAAATGTAATGACGATCCTATTGAACAAATGGTTGTTAAAAAGATTGGCATTGCACGAGACTGCGGCGAATACAAATATGTTATGACCCTTAATGGTCGACCTGTTGAAAGGATTGGATATGCATGTCAAAAATATAATGGCACTTGGGAAGTTGTTCCTCATCCTAGCATGTTCCAATAGTTACGCTCAATCATGGTCTGGTCCGATGAATCGTGATCGTATTAAAAACGATGGATTATTGGCCTTTACCTACAACATGTCGATTTATTACGGATCAAGATTACCTAAAGCAGATAATGCTTTGCATTCTCAGGCAGTTTATCACGCACTGAATAATCTTGACAACGGAGAACTTATTGAATGGTACAATGACCGAACTAACAGTCACGGAAAGGCACGTATAGTTTATACTATACCAGGAAGTGGGACTATTTGTCGACGTATTCATAGTTTGGTGCAGACAGCTGACCGTTCAAACAACTATGAAGACACTGCCTGTTATAATAACAACACTAATACCTGGACTTTTGTCGATAAATATTAGTCTATGAAGATTACATTAGCAGATAAATTTATCGCATACCTTGCGCTATTCAGTGGATTGACTATATCTGCTGTGGCCATTTGGTACTCAGTAGCAGGACTGGTTAGCATTTTTGCGGCCGCAGTAATACCTATTATTGTTATGGGTGTGGTATTAGAGGTTAGCAAACTTATTGCCACAGTATGGCTCAAGCTGAATTGGTCTCGTGCTCCTGTGTTTATCCGATCATATCTGATAGCGGCCATTGCTATCCTAATGATTATAACATCAATGGGTATCTTTGGATTCCTAAGTAAAGCACACAGCGATGCTGGTCTAGTGTCAGGCGATGTGCAAGCCAAAATTGCAGTCTACGATGAAAAAATTAAAACAGCCAAAGAAAATATTGAAGCCAACCGCAAACAACTTAAACAGATGGATGAGGCGGTTGACCAAGTCATGGGTCGCAGTTCAGATGAGAAAGGTGCCGACAAAGCGGTTTCAATACGCAAAGCTCAGTCTCGTGATCGCAGTGCGTTGGCCAAAGACATTGAAGCCAACCAGAAGCTTATTGCTACTCTTAATGACCAAGCCGCACCTATTCGAGCAGAAGTACGAAAAGTAGAAGCGGAGGTAGGCCCAATCAAATACATTGCGGCATTTGTCTATGGAGATAATCCAGATGCTAACGTACTAGAAAAAGCTGTCACTTGGGTAATCATTATTATCGTATCAGTCTTTGATCCGTTAGCAGTTATCCTATTGCTTGCCAGTCAATATAGTTTCCAATGGTTCCGTAAGTCCCGTGAAGATGAAGAACTATTACATAGCACAGTCCCATTGCATGTTGCAGATGAAACTCCTAAAGAGCCTATGAAGTTTGTTGATCCGGGAGAGCATCCTGATGATCACTTAGAAACGGAACTGGCCGAACCTGAGCCGGTTGTAGAGAAAACTCTAGCAGAACAACATCCTTACTTAAATCAGCCGTTCAGTCATTTTAAAAATTTAACACCCGTAGTTCATAAACCTGAACCTGTTGTTGAAGAAAAAACTGATCCACTAGACCAATGGAACAAAATGATTGAAGCGGCTGAAGAAGAAGTAGCTAAAGAAAAAACTCCTGACGAAATTCTCAACGAAGGTTTAAACGAACCAACATACCAATTACTTCCAGAATTACAAGAAACATTGAACAAGACAGAGTGGCCAGATAATCCTGCAAAAGGCGACCGATGCGTAATGTTCGTTGACGGTGCTAATCGAAGTTTTATCTTTAATGGTAACGTTTGGATAGATGCTGATCATTCAGATCCAGGAGCTGTTAATGCCTTGGACGAATCAAAAAAAAAGAGCACATACATAATCAAAGATCAGAATCAACAGATCAAGAAGACCAAAGAGTAAGTTATGTGCAGAACTCAGAACAAAATCCAAATTCATTATGGACAAGAATTAAACACCGAGACAGCTAATTATAATATACATAAGCGATAATATGAATATTGGAAAAATTAATTTAATTACACCTCCGGATAAGTTGTTTAATCTTAATCCCGGATACTTACTAATCAAACCAAGTACTAAGGTAAAGATGCAGTTCCAACAACTGCTTAGTCAAAGTATAGATGACTTGAATGTGTATATGTACGATACTGACGAAGTTGACATCGAATGGATGCTAAGTGTTAGTCAGCAAGCAGATTTTATCATTATTGATATTGACAACTGCGATTCTGTTACTAAACAGTTTGTTAGCTTTTTACTAGCACAACCAAATACTCACTATTTGACTAGTGACGAAATCACTCCTTGGCACCTAATTAGCCGCAATAGGATATATAACTTAGACTGGATTTTAGATGCTCTAAAAGACCAGGACGAAGAAAATGATGAACCAGAAGAGGAAAATGATGAGGAATAATCATATTAAGGGAACAGTAATTGTTCTAAAAGAAGGTGAGGATGTTAACCGTGCTCTACGCCGATTTAAAAATAAAATTGAAGATTTAGGTATTCTCAAAGTACTTCAATCAAAAGAGTTTTATGAAAAGCCAACTACTGAGCGTAAGCGTAAGAAATCGGCTGCTAAGGCTCGTTGGCGAAAACAGTTGGAAAAAGATGCATTACCTAAAAAAATGTATTGACCTTTTAGATTAGATCTGCTATAATGTAAGTTACTTATTTAGAAAGAACTTACATGGCAAATACAGATTTAATGATTGACTTAGAGACATTGGCGACATCTCCGGATGCCGCCATTCTTACGATAGGCGCAGTAAAGTTTGATCCGTTTGGGGATGATGTTAAAGACCCTAAATGTGAGAAGTTTTATGTTCGAGTAGATCTTGACTCGTGCGATGCACTAGGATTAGTTACTAGTGATGCTACTGTAGAATGGTGGGCTAATCAAAGTAAAGAAGCACAGGACGAAGCGTTCAGTGAAGTTGATCGTATCCCGATTACTGAAGCATTTAATCGTCTGTACAAATTTGCCTGGGGTGCCAAACGTGTGTGGTCACATGGTGCAAGTTTTGACATTGTAATCTGTGAGCATGTGTTTAAAAAGATTGGTAAGGCAGTGCCCTGGCAGTTCTGGGAAGCACGTTGCACACGTACACTATTTGATATTGGCATTAACCCGCATCGTCCTCCTGTACTCAAACATCACGCATTAGAAGATGCATGGAATCAAGCAGTAGGCGTACAAAATGTGTTTAACACATTAAAAACAAGTACTACCAGTGCCGGACAATACATACAACCATTTGCAAGAGAAAGATAATATGAATGATTTTGAAATTGCACTACTAATGGTGCTAATGTTTATTCAAGGTATTACAGTTGGATACATTCTATGGGCACCACTAACATCTTTCAAACAAGGACTTATTGATGGTCTATCGTTAAAATTCCTTTGGAGAAAATAATGGACGAACAAACATATGAAGTTATGGCTATCCTACAAGAGGAAGCCGCAGAAGTTATACAGGCTGTTAGCAAATGCTACAGATTCGGCCTGGACCACTACAAGCCAGGAAAACCTCAAACTAACCGTCAACATTTAGAAGAAGAGATCGGCGATATGCTAGCTATGATCGACATTCTACAAAAAATGGACGAAGTTAGTTATAATAACATTGAGGCTGCTAGAGTAGCTAAAATTGAAAAACTAAAGCAGTGGTCCACAATTGAAATAGTTCAGGAAATGTGAGATAAATAAATTTGTACTAAAACGCCGTAAGGGTTTAGTATAGGACATGGTGTCCACAAAATCTTGCTTAAATTAAGGAGAAAATTATGAGCAAAGTCATCGGTATCGATTTAGGTACAACAAATTCATGTGTAGCTATTATTGAAAATGGCGTCGCAAAAGTTATTGAGAATTCAGAAGGCGCACGTACTACACCTAGTATTGTTGCATACGCTAATGATGAAATTCTAGTAGGCGCAAGTGCAAAGCGTCAAGCAGTAACAAACCCCAAGAACACAATCTATGCTAGCAAGCGACTAATTGGACGTAAGTTTGATGAAGCGGCTGTGCAAAAAGACATTGATCTAATGCCTTACACCATCATCAAGGCAGATAACGGTGATGCTTGGGTACAGGTAAATGAGGACAAACTAGCACCTCCACAAATTTCAGCTGAAGTACTTCGCAAGATGAAAAAGACTGCTGAGGACTATTTAGGTGCAGAGGTTACACAGGCAGTTATTACAGTACCAGCTTACTTTAATGACAGCCAACGTCAAGCCACTAAGGATGCAGGTAAGATTGCAGGTCTTGAAGTGCTACGTATTATTAACGAGCCTACTGCGGCTGCACTGGCCTACGGTGTTGATAAGGCTGACAAGAAAGACAGCAAAGTTGCAGTATACGACTTGGGTGGTGGAACTTTTGATATCTCTATTATTGAGATTGCTAATGTCGATGGCGACAAACAGATTGAAGTGTTAAGTACGAACGGTGATACATTCTTAGGTGGTGAAGACTTTGACCAACGCATCATGGACTTCTTGGTTGATGAGTTTAAGAAAGAAAATGCAATTGATCTTAAGAAAGACATGCTGGCTCTACAACGCCTAAAAGAGGCTGCTGAAAAAGCCAAGATTGAATTGTCCAGCAGTGCCAGTACCAGCGTTAACTTGCCCTATATTACAGCAGACGCTAATGGCCCTAAGCATATGAACGTTACTATTAGCCGTAGTAAGCTAGAAAGCCTTGTTGAAGAATTGATTCAACGTAGTATTGAGCCATGCCGTATTGCTATTAAAGATGCAGGTGTGGATGTTAGCGAAATTGACGAGGTTATCCTTGTTGGTGGTATGACACGCATGCCTAAGGTACAAGAAGCAGTTGAGAAGCTGTTCGGTAAGGCTCCACGTAAGGATGTTAACCCAGACGAAGCAGTTGCAGCGGGTGCGGCTGTACAAGGTGCTGTGCTAGCAGGTGACCGTAATGACGTATTGTTACTTGACGTTACTCCATTGAGCTTGGGTATCGAGACCATGGGCGGCATTATGGCCAAGTTGATCAACAAGAATACAACTATCCCAACTAAGGCTAGTCAAACATTCTCAACAGCAGAAGACAACCAACCAGCAGTTACTATCAAAGCGTTCCAGGGTGAGCGTGACCTAGTACAACATAACAAGCTATTAGGCGAGTTTAACTTAGAAGGTATCCAGCCACAACGTCGTGGTCAGCCACAGATCGAAGTTACATTGGATATCGATGCCAACGGTATCATGCACGTAAGTGCTAAAGATAAAACCACTGGTAAAGAAAACAAGATTACTATCAAGTCAGACTCGGGTCTAACTAAAGAAGAAATCGAACGTATGGTACAAGAAGCAGAAGTTAACGCAGAGAGTGATAAGAAGACTCGTGAGTTGATCGAAGCACGTAACCAAGCAGAAGCACAGATCCATAGCATTAAGAAAGATATGGAAGAAGTAGATGCAGAGTTATCGGCCGAAGTTAAAGACAAAGTTAACGAAGCTATCACTTCAGTAGATGCAGCAATTATCACAGAAGATAAAGATGCCATTACACAAAAACTTAGCGACTTGTTTACTGCGGCTCAACCAGTGATGGAAGCTAAACAAAAGAAAGAAGAAGCTAAGAAGAATGAAACTCCGGTAGACGCAGAGTTTACTGAAGTTAACTAACACAGACACACATAATAAATACGTGTAGGGCGCTCGGGTGAGGCCCTACTATAATCTTGCTTAAATTAAGGAGAACATTATGAACGCAACATTAAGAACTATTGATACTGCCGCTTTAGCTCAACTGAGTAGAGCACTTGTAGGATTTGATCGAATGTTTGACACCTACGAAACTCGATTCGCTAGTCAAACATCTAACTATCCTCCACACAACATTGTTAAGTATGACGAATATCACTACGCTATTGAAATGGCAGTAGCTGGATTCAAGAAGAGCGAAATCGCTGTAGAAGTTGAGAATGATCAACTGACTATCCGTGGTGAGAGCTTGACTGCTAACGATCCGACAAGGCAGTACATACACAGAGGCCTAAGTAGTCGAGACTTTGAAAGAAGGATAGGGCTTACTGAACATATGATTGTTAAAGGTGCTGAAATCCAAGACGGCATTTTGACCATCAACATCGAACTTGAGCTTCCTGAAGAAAAGAAGCCAAGAGTTGTTGACATTGTAGAAATTAAGTAATATAATAAGGGGAAGGCAACTTCCCCTTTAAACTATACGGAGAATGACATGAGCGCAACAGACGTAAAACTTGACGAAAAGATCAAACAAAAGGTTGAAGAACCGCATCGTTGGAAAGTTATCCTATTAAACGATGACCATACTCCTGTGGACTTTGTTATTGGAATCCTAACAGAGATTTTTAAACACAGCCAAGAAACAGCCAAGGGTATCACAATGCAGATACATACTGAAGGAAGTGGTATTGCTGGAGTTTACAGTTTTGAGATTGCTGAAGTAAAGGCAGTTGAAGCAACTAATCTAGCTAGAGGCAACGGTTTCCCACTCCAAATTAAAATGGAAGAAGAATGAGTTTAAAAGAACTAACACACGAAGCACACCGTAACGCAGAAACACAATCATTTGTCAAGATTTTATTCTCTGGCAAAATTAATCCAGAGTTGTATGCTGCCTATCTAAAAAATCAACACCCGTGTTATGAAATTTTAGAAGTGTGCGCTATGCCGCATGGATTACTACATGGCTTACCTGATATGCGTAGAGCACCCGCTATTTTAGAAGATTACTTAGAGTTGCATGATCCTACGCAGGAAGAGCCTAAAATTTTACCTGCAACTGAACGTTATATCAAGTACATTTTAAGTATTAAAGACGAGCCACAGAAATTAATGGCACACTTGTATGTACGTCATATGGGCGATTTGGCAGGTGGACAAATGATTGCAAAACGTGTTCCTGGTAGTGGAAAATATTATCAGTTTGAAAATCCCGATGCACTTAAGACTGCAATCCGCGAACGACTAAATGATGACATGGCCGACGAAGCTAAAGTATGCTTTAAGTACGCCGAAGAGATGTTTAAAGAAATGATGACATTAGTTGAGTTTGTAGATGAGTAATGTTTGGGATACATTGATTGGGATAGAGCAACTACTTGAATCTAAGTTCTATGCGACAGGTAGTATTATTAACGAACCTGGTATGGATCGATTCAATCAACCCGGGTGGGTAAACAAAGTATGGGCAAGTAGTCGTTATCGTCGTGCTCATATTGATGTAGTAGATGCTCGCACAACAAAAGGCCTGTGGATGATGCATTGTTGTGTGTTCCCACATACACACAATCCTGCTCCTATTTTTGGATTTGATGTGATCGCAGGCAAGAATAAGATTACCGGCTGTTTTATTGATTACAGTCCTGCTGGAGATACTAATCATCCTATGATTGAGTATTTTGGTGAAGAAGTAGCTAGGTACGAGTGGAATAAGCCACGTAAATTGCCTGACTGGGCAGAGCGTATCTTTAGTAAGCATATGGTTGCAGCGGGTAATGTAAGTGACGAAGAAGAACTTCGTCAAATCTCAAGTCTTGCCAATATTCTAGTAAATCATTACTTAGAGTGCGTTGACGAAACTAATAATACTGCGGAAAACACTACAGAAGCGCAAAACTACTACGCACAGAATCAGAAGCAAAACCCGCATACTCCCAAAGTTATGGTTAGTCTAGGGCTAAGTGAAGACGATGTTCAGCACTTTATTCAGGAATGTTTGTTCCCGGAAATCAGCTAAATATTACACTATGAGATTTACAGAGTTTAAATTAACAGAAGCAGTCCTAAGGGGCTCGTCATCCACTAGTTGGCCAGGTTACTTGAGAAATATGATTTCTGCTGGTAGTTTGTCGCTAGGTACATCTGGTGAAAAAGCTAAAGGGTTAGTTTTAACTCCGGAATCAAAAGAAATTATCAACACCCTTGAAGTAGAAATTAAAGATGCAATAGCAACAAAGGGTAATCTTGAACTAGTTAAATCAAAGATTGAGTCTACAGAAATATCGTTTACTAATGGAACAACTGCATTAATTAAATCTGTATTTAAGAGTCCTGAACTTAGATCAGGTGCTGCAGATGTAAAAACTGGCGCACGTACTACTAAGTATTGGAACGATGGCGAAGTTGCAGAAACCTTCCTAGGTGTTGCACTATTTGCTCGTTTCAAAAGTAAAAAAGAAATTACCGCAGATCAAGTATACACAGAATTTAAAAAGTTAAAGGCTATACCTGGCGGTTTTATGATGAAGGGCAAGCGCGGCAATAATCCAGTAGAAATGCTTGCAATTAATAAGCCAGCTAATAACCAAGCTATTGAAGAAATTTCATCAGATTTATCAAAATTTAAACGTGAATACCCAGATGCATCTACAGAGTTATTAAAGTTAATTGATGCATCAGTTTCGTATGTTAATCAATCTAGTAATGTTTTTGAAGCTATTGCAAAAGCAGACAACGAACCTAATGCAGATAAGATTATTATTAAAACAGACGGAGTAAGCGATCAAACTGGAACTAAGGCTGACTTACAATTAAATGTAGGCGACTACGAAAGACTGCTAAGTTTAAAGGCAAATTATGTTAAACAATTTGGTCAAGACACTGGTGCTAGATATGAAGTTATTCAGACATTCTTTAGTAGATTTATCCCCGATGTAGATATTTCAGCACTTGAATCTCAATGGCCGCAGATGGATGCTGCTAATTTAAAGAATTACAGAGCACAAGGCATTGCTAGAGATAAGTTTAACGAAGTTTATAGTTTAGTATCACAAGCATATACTACTGCATCTGATGTACTGAATTCTAAATTATCTAAGCCGGCAACTGCAAGTGGGGTAGTAACTGATCTATATAATGGTATCATACACCATGCTCAAGGTAATGAAACAAAACAAGTAGTGGTAGTATTAAATCCTAGTGCAAATAAAGCATGGGCTGAATTAGAATTTGGTGAATCCCTAGCAACTTCTCTTGCTTCTTTTAGATTAGAAACTAAATTGACCCTAGCAGGGCAAGGTGGTAAGGATAATCATATCTTGCAAATTTTTGGCCGTCCTGCAAACAGTATTGCCGCAGTTGCAATGGATAATAATATCTCTTCTGATAAGCAAGCTCAACAGGCACTAGCAGTTGCTAAGAAACGAGCACCTAAGGTTGATCCAGAATTATTATTCCAACTAAGATCTTATGTTCAGGAAGCTGGTCCTACACTACGTAACATTGTCGAAATGGGGCCTCTGTTAAAAGATATTACAGAAGTACAACAAATACAAAATGTTGCTAACACGCCTGAACCTGCTGAAGATGAACCACAAGTAGTACAACCGAGCAAATCAACACAGGCAACAAACGTGGCGGCGCCTACTCAAACGACTGCTACAACAAAAGGTGTACCAAGCGGTGCAACTAGTATTGCTCCTATGAGTGCAACTATAAACAAAGATCCTGCCGAAGAAGATCCAATGGCTGATAAAGAGTTAGATCGAGTTAAGAAAAATGCCGGTATTAGCGTCGAATAATAGCTGATTTCACCATTTAGATTGCAAGGGCCATTAAAAGGCTATATAATAAATAGCATAAGATGGAACTTTTAATATTACTCCTACTACTACAGATCAAGCATTGCTATGCTGACTTTGTACTCCAGACCTACATGCAAACGGTTAAAAAAGGCGTGTGGATGGATCCTGTTGGAATTAGTCATACATTAGATCACATATACTGTTCTTTAATAGCATTATTGTTATTTTCTATATTTGTTCCATTAAGTGCCGTTAGCATATTACTTGTATCTTTAGTTGAAGGTGTTGTACATTACCTTGTTGATTACACAAAAGTAAAATACGGTAGCAAGGACAATACAAAACCCCTCTTCTGGACACAGTTTGGCCTAGATCAACTAGCGCATCAAGCAACCTACCTAGCCATGGTAGCGTATCTTATTAGTTAAAACTACACTTTTCTAAAATTTAGCACCTACTAAATACTAGGTAGATCTCAAGGAGCGAACCAATGAGAAAAATCCTAGTATCAATAGGTCTGATTTTATCAGCAACACTAGCGCAAGCAGAACTAGTACATCAATTTAAAAATCCAGCGTTTAGCGGCGTTGGTTTCAGTAGCCACGTACTCACTATCGACAGCATTGAAAAGAGCCGTCGTGACGCTATTGAAGCAGATAAAAAATCTGCAATTGCAAAAGCAGAAGCTGAATTGCTGAACACGCCTTTGAATAGATTTATGAGTCTATTCCAAAGTCAAGTATATGCTCAACTTGCAACACAGTTAAGCAGCAATCTATTTCAAAACAAATGCTCAGCCGCAGACGGATCATCAATCCCGGGCTGCGTAAATCCAACAACCGGTAATTTTGTTCTAGATGGCAATACAGTCACTTGGGTTAAATCTGTTGACAAAGTTACACTAACAGTAGTAGATGCTAAAGGTACTAGAACTACTGTAGTAGTACCAATTGCCAGCTTTAGTTTTTAAGGAGAAAATATGAAAGCAATTAAATTATCCTTAATTACATTAGCAATAGTAGCCTTAGCAGGTTGTTCAACTGTCCGCCCATGGGGCAGTACTAAAATTAAAGAAGAAGCCAAAGTAAGTGAAACAATCAACAAGAGTTTCTCTGTTATTCCAGCGCCAGCAGGCCCAGCAGTAACCGTAGCAGTATATGGTTTCAAAGACCTAACAGGACAGCGTAAGCCAAGTAGTACATTGAGCTTGTTCAGCACAGCAGTTACACAAGGTGCTGAAGCATACTTGATGAAGAGTCTACAGGAAGTCGGCAACCGTCAATGGTTCACAGTGGTTGAGCGTGTTGGCCTAGACAACTTGTTAAAAGAGCGTCAAATGATCAAACAGACCCGTGAGATCTATGATGGTGCAAATGCCAAACCTTTACCTCCACTACAAATGGCAGGTGTTATTCTAGAAGGCGGCATTATTGATTATAACAGCAATACACTAACAGGCGGCACTGGTGCTCGTTGGTTAGGCATTGGCACATCTACAGCCTACACACAAGATGTAGTTGTTATCAGCTTACGTTTAGTAAGCGTACAAACTGGAGAAGTCCTAACTACTGTTACAGTGGAAAAGAACTTGCTCAGCACCGCAGATGGTGCCACAGCGTTGAAGTTTTTCAACCAAGCGACTCAGGCATTTGAATTTGATTCAAGCCAAACATTTAACGAGCCAGGTAACTATGCCCTACGTTCAGCGATCGAAACAGCAGTTATTGAGTTAATTAAGAAAGGCGAACGTAATGGTTTATGGCAATTCAAGGAGAAGTCCAATGAGTTGGTTCAAACACAAACCAAGACTAAAGACGCAGCCAAAGCTGCACCCACACCACAGCAGCCCAATATCGGAGCAGGTGTTGAAGGAAGCAAAGAAAAGAGTATCTGGGGAAGACTCCAGTTCTGGAAATAAAAAGAATAAAGAAAAATAACCAGACTGGGGTGTAAAAAAATTTACAGTAAAAATTTTTACATGTCAGAAAAATAACAGCGGTAGTTTATATATGAGAAGTTCCTTTTAAATAAAATACACAACGGACATTCAAGTCCAAAGGAAATATTATGAAACAATTATTATTAGTATTAGCATTATTAACAGCGTTCCCAGTAATGGCTCAACAGGCTGTGCTGGCCCCAACTACGCCAACAATCCCGTCAGTGGCTACTGTTAGTCCAAACGCAGCCAGTGCATTAGCAGTTAGCACTACCAACAGAGTGTTTATTGATCAAAGCGGTGAGAACCCTAACGTTAATATCACACAAACAGGTACAGGCAACACAGTAGGTGCGGACACTACTTACCAAAAAGCACTAACAGGTATCCCTAACAGACTAGGAACACCAACAACTAGAGCCTGGACATTAAGCAGTCCTGTATATCTAAGAGGTGCTGACCAAACTATTGTTACAGTACAAACAGGCAATAATAACACTATCGGTCTAAGAGCAGAAAATCCTACAACAACAGGCGACGGAGTTAATGTTACTATTCAACAAATTGGTAACAGCAACGTAGTTGATGCTGCCTGCGGTGGCGGAACGGCTAGCAATGGAACCACTGCCTTAACAGGATGTAAGGATGCTGTGTTAAACTGGAAATTTGCTGGCAATACTAACGTGATGCAATTCCGTGGTACAGGTGACAATCTTAACAGCAATGTAGATACAGCTGGTAACAGCAATGAATTTTACATTGACGCTATTGGCAATAGTCATTCACAGACACTAAAAGTTGTTGGTGACTTTAACGTATTCAATGTTAGCCAAACAAGTACAGGCGCAAGTGGTAGCAGTGCTTGGATAGATGTTACAGGTAGCACCAATAGGTTTACCGTTAACCAAGCTGGAACTGTTGACAGCGTAGTTAACATCAAGAGTGTAGCCAGTACTGGAACCTGGAACATTAACCAAAAGACCAACTAAGGGCTAACAATGAAAGTTGTTGCTCTTATCGTGGGCTTGATAATAGCCAGTTCGGCTTGGGCAGAGATTGGCTCTGTTACAGAAGCCAGTGGCACTGCTATCATCAAGCGTGGTAAGGACACAATTCAAATTGCCAAAGGCACGCAGATAAAGGTCAACGACAAAGTTGAAACCAAGAACGGAAAAGTCAAGATCGTTTTTAAAGACGATACAAATGTTACTGTTACTGAGTCAAGTAGCCTTGTTATTGATGACTTCGTTTATGATCCTAAAAGCGGAGCTGGCAAGTTGGGACTCAAAGCCGCCGCCGGCACAGTGCGTTATGTATCAGGAAGCATTGCTAAAGATCCAAAGAATGTAAAAATCAACACACCCACAGCGGCCATTGCTGTTCGTGGCACTGACTTTGTCATGGCTGTGAGCGAAACAGGTGCTAGTATGATCATGTTGATGCCCACTTGCGAAATAGAACAGAACGTAAATTTAAAAGGTCTTAGTTGCGGCAGCGGTGCTATTGATGTAGAAACACCATCTGGCATAGTTAAATTAAACCGCCCTTATCAAGCCACCCTAGTTGAAACCTTAAACGGTATACCTAGCCCTGCTGTGATAGTTGCTCTTAATGGTATGGCTATTGGCAATAACCTAATGGTTAATCCTCCAAGAACAACTACTGGATTAAATGTTATTGCTGCCGCTCGTGCTGCCGCAGTAGCTACTGGCGATGCTAAGAAAGACGATAAGAAAGATAAGCGTGACGAAAAAGACGAAAAAGACGATGCTAAAGAAGAACGTCAACACGCTGCTAATAAAGATGGGCCTGGCGGCAATAGATCACAGCGACAAGGTCGTAGTGCTAATGAAGGCGATGAGGATCCTGGTAATAGAACTAAAGTGGGTTTAGATACTAAAGAAGATACATTAGTCAGTCAAACGGCCACAGTTAGTGAAACAGAAAACCCTTACCTGTTTAAACTATGGAAAGACAAAAGTGAAACACAGCAGGTTGGTTGGATGTACGAAAGTCTAAGTCCCAACAGCAGAAACTATGCCAATGTGGTTATGCCTATGAACACTCAGGTACAGGTAATAGTAACACAAGATATGCAGACTAACAGCTGGAACTTTTCAGCAGGTAAAGCCATAGGACAGATTGTTATCAATCAGAACTACAGATGAAAAAAATATTATTTGCCTTAATGTTATTATGCTCTAATGCGTTTGCTGCTATTACTGACGGCAAGTTCGGTATCAATCAAATATTCGATGTTCAATACAACTGGAGTGGAACTACATTAAATGCCAGCAACTTTATTGCACCGTATAATAAAAACTTTCAAACAGTAACAGCAACCAGCGGACAGTACTTTCAGTTCTTTGCCAGCACTACCAATCCGGGAACCTATGGATTGAAGTTGATGAACAGCAATGGCACACAACATAGCATTGTTCATGACACCGGCGAGATCACAGCTCTAGGTAATGGTGCTATCTTTTACCTTGGGTCTGGCTGGCTCGGCAATGTTATCACAACATCTACTGGATATAACTACGGTGCTAGTGCCCAATTCACTAATATGGATACTAGCGTTACTAGCAGTGATTTAAACAATTATACATTTGCTAGTACAACACCCTTGGCTGCAGGTCAGACAGCACAGCCAGCAGCACCCACTTCCAACTGGCAACCTATTCGAACAACTACAAGTCCAGTACTGATCAGTGACATCTATCCTACCAGCTATAACAGCCCTAGTAACGAAACAGCAGTTAATGCATTTGACGGTAATGTGGGTACAAAATATCTAAACTTCGACAAGCAGAACGCAGGAGTTACTGTTAAATTAACTCAAGGCCGAGTAGTTCAAAAGTTTACGTTAACTACTGCTAACGATTCTCCAGAACGTGATCCTGCTAGCTACAAACTATATGGATCAAATGACGGCGTTAATTGGACTCTGATTAAAGAAGGTCCGCTATCGTTAAGTGATGGTAGATATGCTGTCAGCGGAGAAATAGCAGTTGCTAACACCAATGCGTATGTCTATTACTTTATGTTATTTCCCAGTGTTAAAAACAATAGCGGAAATAGTGTTCAGATTTCAGAAGTTACTTATTACTATGATTTAAATGATGGTGTAACCAGTACTGATACTGGATCAGGCGGAACACCTAGTAACCCCGGACAAGCTGGTAGCGTCTGTGCTGACTGTGCTCCTAGTTGGCCAGCAACTAGTGATATTACTGTAAACCAAACTACACAACGTAATTCAGCTAAGAATCGTGTAAGTAATGTTTCGTTGGGTAACAGTTTATATGTTGAAGAAAAGATTGGTAGTAGCGGCAACTCAGTAACTGTAGAACAGACTGGATTTTACAATAAAATTTCGGGTCTAGGTGGAACTACGTATGCAACACTCGAAGGTTCTAGTAACACAGTTAATATCAAGCAAGGTGACACACTAGGAAAAAATCTTATTGAGTTTGCCATTAAGGGTAACACCAACAATGTTACTATATGGCAATCACGTAGTCCTGTAACAGGATTAAAAGATGGTAGCGAAAGTGGTGGCCACTATATAGGCTTAAACATTAACGGAAGTACTAATACATTATCATTGAAACAGAGTAACGATGGTGGTGCAACAAGTGGACACTTTGCCTATGTCGATGTTACGGGCACGGGCAACAACGGCGCACTAAAACAAATGGGTAACGGTGAGAAAACATTCTTTGGTATTATTAGTGGTAGCACTAATATTTTTGATGTTACACAACAAGGATCAGGCAGTTTCTTTGATCTAAGCCTAACTGGTAACGGACATAATGTTACAGCTAACCAAAAAGACGCAGGTAGCCATAAAGCCACTATCAACTTAACCAACAATGGTGGTGCTAGTAATGTCACTTTAATACAGCAAGGTGCTACAGCGCAGAATATCAACATCACACAACAATGTGCTACACTATCAGGGTGTAGTGTTTCAGTGACACAGGGGCAATAGGATGTTTAACGCTATAGGCTCAATAATGTTAGCAGGCATGCTAGCCCAAGAGCCAAGGTGTGTAAAATGGACCTGGACGGGCGATGTCTACAATCGCAAGGTTGTATGCTTAGAATGGACTAAACCTCCGCCTAAGGATAAGGATCCTAAGAAAACATGATTGATCCTATCACACTTGGTATTGCTTTCACAGCCGCACAGCAGTCAGTAGGCTATATTAAAAAGGCCATTGCCCTGGGCAAAGATGTCAACAGTCTTTACGGACAGTTTGCCAAGTTCTTTGAAAACAGCGATAAAATTCACTCTGCCAGCGTAGAGGCACAAAACAGTAAAAAAATTCTCACCGACGGTCAGATTAGAGCCATGTCTATACAGATTGCCATGCAGAGCAAGGCTCTACGTGATGCTGAAAAAGAACTAAAAGAGATGTTGATATGGTCAGGTAATAAAGACGTCTGGGACGAGATGATGGCCGAGCGTGTGCGTATGTATAAAGAACGTGCTAAATTAGAAGCAGACATAAAAAATGCTAGGATTCAAGCACAGTCTGACATGATAGACAGAGTACTTATAGGTACAAGTTTTATGGCAATAGCGGTCCCTACGGTGATGTTTACTTTTGCTATGATAGTTAGATAGTAAATATATGATGAAGAAAATACTATTATCCCCTTGGACAGCACTGGCTACACTAGCCCTGGTGTTATTAGTCCGTCTTGTAGATCCTGCGTTTGTAGAACGAGTAAGACTTACTTATTTTGATCAACTAATCACAAGCCAGCAGGCCAAAGATGTTCCTGTTTACACGGTCAACATTGACGAAGCAACATTAGACAAGTTAGGACAGTTTCCGTTCCCTAGAGACATGTATGCTGATATCATCAAAGACTTATACAAGCGTGACGCTGGACTGGTTGTATTCAATGTGCTTATGCCAGAGAAGGATCGTTTTGGTAAAGATGCGGTGTTAGGTGAAACTCTTAAAAAGTATCCTGTAGTGTTGCCTGCAATAGGCAGTGAGAAACAAAAGAATACTAATCATGGAACTCCTGCACAGGTAGTAGGTGCTGATCCTGCTGGAATGGTAGTTGAGTATCCGGGATTGATCAATAACGTTGAGCCACAAGAAAGCCTTGCCGCTGGTGTTGGCATTGTCAATACATTTCCAGAGATAGATGGTGTTGTTCGTCGTATGCCAATGGTCATACTAAGTCAAGAACAACTACATCCTGCACTAGCTCTAGAGACTTTACGTGTCGCGGCCAAGGATCCCAAGTTCCAAGTTAAAATAGGAGACATGGGCGTGGAGGCGGTGCGTGTTCCTAAGTTTGGTAAAGTACCAACGGACAACGAAGGTCGTGTTTGGATCGATTGGTCGGCCACTCCGAGAGAATACAGCTACATGAAGTTGCCAGAATCATTCGACGGTGGCATTGTTATTGTTGGACTAAGTGCTGCGGGACTGGCTAATCCAGTTAGTACTGCTAAAGGTGAAGTATGGCCACAATATCTACAAGGTGCGGTTATTGGCACTATGATAACACAGAGTAATATACAGCGTCCAGGTTGGGCTGATCAAGCTGAAATCATTGCCTTGCTGGCCGCAGGCTTGTTGATGCTATTTTTATCAAGGTGGACCTATGCTTTTATTCCTGTTGTTGTCTTTCTCGGTGGCAGTCACTTTGCTATATCTTATCTATATGAAAACTCCAGAATCCTATTGGACGCCACTTGGTTTGTTGTTGGCTGTAGCTTGGTATACATTCACGCTTATAGTGTCAAATTTCTAAGCGAATACTTACAGAAGTCACAGATTAAGAAACAGTTCGGATCATATGTAAACCCTATTATTGTAGAACGACTACAAAAGGATCCTAGCTTTATTAAACTGGGCGGTGAGAAGAAAGAACTTACTGTCATGATGAGTGACATGCGTAACTTTACTGGTTTGGGAGAAACATATGGAGATGATGTTGTGGCATTTACGCATACAATGAATCGTTACATGACTGCCATTGCAGAACCTATACTACGCAACAATGGATGTTTGATCAAGTTCATTGGTGATGCGTCATTACACGTTCACGGTGCTCCTATTCAAGAGGCGCAAGATCCTGATCACATACTAGCAGGTGTACGTACAGGATTAGAAATGTTACACGCTGTTGAACTGTTTAACATTGAACTAGAGAAAGAGGGCAAGCCAAAAGTAGGATGCGGAATAGGTATCAACACAGGTCCTACCTTGATTGGTAACATCGGAAGTAAGGATCGATTTGCCTATGACGTATTAGGTGATTCAGTTAGTCTAACAGCTCGTCTAGAAGGACAGACAAAGAACTATGGTGTGCTGATTATCATTAGTGAAGCTACACAGAGTAGAGTAGGAAATGCTTACTTTACATTGCCTTTAGATTGTATTGCGGTCAAGGGTAAGAACATAGGTGTCAATATCTTTACTGTGTTCTACAATCCAGATGAGAATGTAGCAGCAGAATGGCATAGTGCTAGAGAGCATCATGAACTAATGCTCGAATACTATCGTGAACAAAATTGGGACAAGGCTATTGAACTTTGTCAAGAACTCGTTGGTGAGTTCTATGGTAATATGGATCACTACTATGAGATATGGATTGAACGTATTGCCGAAATGCGTAGTAGAAATTTAGCCGCAGACTGGGATGGTACTTACAGAGCTACAAGCAAGTAAACAAAAAGGACCCTAGGGTCCTTTTTTAATCATCTCCGGCAGCGCCTTTAATTTCTTCTTTAGTAGCTCGACGTTTACCAATAGGCGGTTCATCTGCTGTTTTATTAATCTCAGCTTCAGCTTTTACACGCTCACGTTCAATGGTCTTGCCACGCAGTTCCATGACAGTTTCAACTTTTTGATTCAACCTGATAAGATCGTTATCAAGCATACGAATACGATCAATAAGAGCGATAAGAGTTCCATTAGCTGCTCCAATAACAGGTTTAATTTCTGTGGTAACCCATGTCCACACGTAATATATGAAGTATCCCATGCCACCGGCTGCTATAACCGGGAAACCATAGCGATTGACCATTTCTGCCAAATCCATTATTTGTATCCTCTAAAAAATTTAACTACAGGATCAACTTTAACTAATTCTACTCGTCCGTTGATATTCTTAACTTCAAACAGATCCCCTGCTCGCCACTCTAATTTATCAATATTAAGTTCTCGATCTAGAACTATTCTATCTTTGTGCAAGTCCCAATCATAATCAGCGTATTTCATTAGTCTTTCCTTTGATCTGCTTGTTCAGCGCGACTAATACGATCGTAGTCGGGCTGTAGGCCTAACGCATGACTAACTTTAACATCAATACGCTGTAGTTGATTAGTCATAGTATCAACACGGGCATCTAAGCCTTTAATAATACCACCCATACCATTTACTGAGCTAGTAACACCTGCAAGAATAAATTTCAGTGTTAGAAACACAAAGTAGCCTGCGGCAAATGCTGCGGCAATTGGAAATCCAAGTTCTGCTACTAATTTAAAAAAATCCATGTAATCGCTCCTACAAATATATTTACCAAAATGCTTGCGTATAAATACTAGTGACTGTATAATAACAGTTATTGTTGTAATCCCTTCAAAGTGAAGGCATTCTGGACGCGGGTTCGACTCCCGCCAGGTCCACCAAAAGGATATTTATGAAGTACACCGCATTGTGCCCAAGTTGTTTTATTAGATTTAGTTGGGTAATGAGGAAAGGCTTAACAAAACATAAGTGTTTTTCTGATGGGCCTGCCATGGTTTCGACAGGGTGAGATAATAGAGACGGCAACACGGTAGGCGATGACCGTAAATCAAGCAAATAAAGTAAATGCAACAGCAAATACATTCGAGTATTTCCAAGTTGACTTCGACGTTACAGCAATGAACGACGAGCAATTTGCAATCGCAGCCTAAGAAACTGCAACTCCGGGGTAGGACTTACCTTGTAAAATAAACAACCATAGGACCTTCGGGTCCTATCTTTTTGGCTATATTTCCAATATTTCGCATCGAACATGTGCGTACACGCACATGTTTTGCCGGCAAATTCGTGTATAATTGATAGATAGACGAACTAATTAGTTTATATGTTATTAAAAGGAAAAATATGACAACTACAATTACAATTAAAGACAAAGCAGTAAACACAACTTACCAAAATGTCACAGGCTTAACAGGCGGAACTGGAACAGGCGCTACTTTTGATGTTACTAAAACAGACGGAGTATACTCTGTAGTTCTTGACAGCGTAGCCGCTAGTGCTGGCTCTGGCTATGTTGCAGGTGATACAATCACTCTTGCTGGTACAGCATTAGGTGGCACTGTAGCCAACAACCTAATTGTTACTGTAGCCACAGTTGGTACATCTGGCAAAGTTGCTACCTTTGGTGTAGTAGGTACTGGTCGTGCAGGAGATGGCACTGTTGACATTACCGTTGACGTTACAGGTACTACTGGCGTTGACACTTACGCCATGGGAGGTAAGAGCACAGAGTTCACAGTTACTAAAACTGCTGACAATGTAAAGTTAGCCAGCACACTAGTTAGTAACATGGAATTTAATCTTGCCAATCACGAGCGTGTTGTGTTCACAGACAAGGCCGTTGCCTATGATGCCACAGGTCGTGCAGGGGACGTATATGCATTGTTAGCGGCTGCACTTGGTACAGCAGATGTTACTAAGGCTTATACAGGTGTTGGAATTCGACTTGCTGATTCAGGTTGGACTAACAAGGAATTAGCCACAGCATTGTTAGCCACTGATGTTTACAAAACAGATGCAGGTGGTGTTAGCAATGAAACATTCATCAAGCACGTTTACAAAAATGTGTTTGGTACTGATGCAACATTAACACAGGTTACCGATTACACAGCATGGATGACTAACAGCAAGTTGTCACAGGCTGATGTATTGGTTGCCGCTAGCGAATTAGCCGCGTTTGAAACAACTATTGGTTTAGTGGGTTTAGCAACAACTGGTATTGAATATACTCCAGTCGTTGGATAATTAATTTACGTCACAAAAAAGGGCTCCGAGAGCCCTTTTCTTTTATGCCTGCGCTTCGCCCCAACGTAGAATAACGTTAGCAGGAGTTGCTGCCCCAGCAACCTTATACACATTAATAGCTAGTACATCGGGACCATTTGGAAATGTGCCTCGACCACCGATAGCTGTACTTGTTAGTTCTTTTAGTGTTTCTAATGATAGTGAATCAGTGCCGCCAGGATTAGATACAAAGGAGAACACTTGCTCTCCGGGCAATGCATACTGCGCACCAAACTGGAACGTTAGTGTAGCAGATGCTGATATTGCTGAATTTGAAGCCTGTGTAAATGATACACGATATACTGTAGTAGCGCCAAATGTTCGAGTAGTAATAGCATTAACACTAGTACCAGCTGGAAACTGTGTTTGACTACTAGCTACTCGAGTTCCAATAATAGCTCCTGATGCTAGCCAAGTAGAACCTGTAAAGAACAAATAGCTCAATGATGTGTACGTTGATCCACTACCTGCAGCAGTAGTAAGTACTGATTGATCATTACTGACACCGCTTGTACTAGTAGAATTTGCAGCGGCAGACATTACAATTCTAGTATATGGAACGCTAGATAGTGTTAAGTATGATGGAGTAATACTGAGAATAGTTTGACCACTAGTTAAGAATGTTGCTAAACTCAGTACGTCACCTACTGCAATATTAGTTCTATCAGTGGCATCATTTCTAATTAAGAAGTCTGTCCTAGCAGTACTTAATGCTGATCCATATCTAGCAGTGGCTGCTGATGTTACTGTAACTGTCACGTTATTTCCAGTTCCTGCTACACTAGTAGCAGTACCAAAATTACTCATAATTACTCTTGCGTAAACAACCCCAGCAATAGTAGTAAAGTTACTGGTAAAGCTAGATATTGTTTGACCGCTAATTAAGAACGTTGTAGCAGACAGCACGTCCGACGTTGCCGCAGAAGTTGCCCCGTATTGAGTTTGTGTAATTAAGAAGTCTGTTCTAGCAGTGCTTACAGCAGTATTGTACGTAGCAGCTACTGAGCTAGCAAATGATATGTTGTTAACAGCAGTATTAGAATTACTAGTAAAATTTGCTGTTCCTGTCATAACTATTCTAGCATACGTAGTTGCGCCTATTGTGATAAAATTTTGTGTAATACTAGATACTCGTTGACCGCTGGTAACAAAAGTAGTAACACTAATTACATCGTTTACTGCAAGAGGTGTTGTAAATGCTGCAAGAGTTGCCTGCGGAATTAAAAAGTCAGTTCTCGCAGTGCTGAATGCAAATTGATAAGTAGCATTTTGTGCGCTCGACAGCGCTGGAGCATTGGCAAGTCGACTAACTGCGCTAAATGACACGGCAGTAAGTGTTGTTGTTGCCGGCGCAAAACTTTTTGCAAGCAATGTAGTAGTAAATGAACCTTGCACAGTGGCAGTTGACGTGCTGACATTGCCTCCCCAAGTTACAGAACCACCAGATGCAACCTGTGCAAAGCTAGGCTGTCCGCCTGCTGCTGATGAATTTAAACTGTTCCACGAGATTTTAGTCGGATCAGTTGGATAATTAATTGGGTTTAACACACCTTCAACAACGATCGCACCGTTATTATTTGGTGTTGCACCGGCCCATGTTAGATTAACACCAAACGTTCCGCTAGCACCTGTGCCACTTGTAAACGTTGGTGCTGTTGAGCTGAATGTTCCTGTACTAGTTGCTTGGTACCAATTTTTAATTCCGTTTGATACATTGCTATAATATAGCCCTGAAGTGGCTGTACCGCCGCTCGACCAAGTATTACCAACAAATGGATCTGCAGAATCAACTGGGTCACTAGTCACCGCAATTGAGCTCAATAATAATTGCGCACGATTTAATAGTTCGCGCTCGCCAAGATCTCCTGTTTGGGCATTACTTACGCTAGGAGCCAAACGAATCAAGAACGCAGTATTTTTATCCACACTGGCCGAAATACCAGTGGCTGCATAGTTAAAGATGTATCCACGATCTGAATCAAACTGTCCGTCAATCATAAATGCACTACCCCAATGGCTGATAATCGGAGTAATTGTATTTGATATTAAAACAACACCTGATCCAGCTGAATGGCTGGCTGCAACCCCTCCGGAGAATGTCCTTTGAGCACCTGCCACAAATTGTGTTAAATTAGCTCCACGAGTACAACCCGTCAGCGCAGACCCAGTATTACCAGTGTATCGAATCATTTCAGCGTCAACTATAACTGTGCCAGCTGTTGGAAAATAATATGAATCCTGTAATGGTATTGTGGTCTGTGAGCTAGTCATTGAAGACACTAAAACGTCTTTTGCACCCTCGTTGACTACTTCGTAACGAACAGGTTGATTACCAGTACGCATATACGCTTCTGTGTTTACATTACTGTTACGGAAACGGTGTGCAAACACATAGTTACCATCTGCGCCACGTAGCATAAAATCAATAAAGCCAGCACCGTACCAAGTATGCTGGATACCAATCATCTGCATTTTACCAATGTCAATATTATATCCACTAGGACCAGATCCGTTGCACGGATCTAAATTCCAATCTGCTTGCGGAACAATTAGGTCAACAGTCTTACAAATTTTAACGTTAGATACATCTGCTACACCACGGAAATCAGGAGCAACAGTTAAGCTAGTGTCACTGATAATCTGTGTAATAATATGGCTCATTCCTCTAATAACAACTCTATCTCCAGCTGTTAATTGTTGGCTAAATCGAGTATTAGTTCCAGTAACTAGATTAGAGTTTGCGGCAACGGATATAACTCCTGCAACCTGAAATGTACTTGACCTACGTACAACAGCTAATGTACGTCCATCATATTGATAGAACATACCGTTTTGATCATCAAAAATACCTGCACGTACAGTAGAGCCGTGCCATTGTCTCACTGTCATTATACACGGGCTATTTAATGTAGGGGTTGTACTCCCTAGTGTTTGGTAAGCAATAACTGAAAATTGACGTTCCGTAATAACATCACTAACAGTATATACTCCATTGTATCCAAATGTAGTAACACCGCTAATAGTAACCTGTGCTCCAACTTGACATCCATGATCAGTATCATCTGTATTAATTGTAATCACACTGCCGATTGTTGTTCCGGTGGAAGTAATAGTTTGAATATCATAACTAGGTGCAAATAATGCTCCAGTATTATATGTTACTCCTTTACCTGATTGATAACGAATATATTTCTTACTCATACGGATTGCAGTAGCACCGTGTGCTGATCCGCCAGTACCTAATTGTACGCCACCGTCAAACGGTCTGTGTACAAAGTAGCTGTCTGGACGAGCATACACGTTACCAATTAATGTATTCTGTATAGCACCAGTTGCTCGAGCAGTATAGCGCAGAGATGTAGTAGTAGGAACTTGCTCAACAAAGTATGCGCCAGCTGCAAATTGTGCATTTGTGCCGCTACTAGTAATCTGAACAGTAATAGTACTTCCCGGAACAAATCCGTGTGCAGAAGTGAAGTTAACTTCAACAGTTGAGATAGCACCGTATGTAATGTCAGTATTGCCGCTGGCAATTTCAGAAGTGGTGATTGCATTAAGTGTAACAGCACTAATAAAGTTTTTAGTAGGAGCACTGATAGGAGTACCTACTGTAGATACAGTTTGTATAGCACCGCCAGCTGATACTGATAAAATGTTTATACTTGCTTGTTCACTTACTGAGCTAACTGTAAATCGACCGTTGGTTCCGGACCCACCAATAGTAATAATATCACTGAGAGAATAAGCAGATCCCTGTGAGCTAATGTCAAATGACAACACACGCCCGTCAGTGACTGTAAGGACTGTAAGAACTGCATTGTTTCCGCCGCCGGTAACACTAACTGTATTGCCAGCACTATACCCGCCGCCTGCTGTAGCTATTCCAGCAGCTATAATTGTGCCGGGAACTATATTAGCAGTTCCAGTACCGCTGCCAACTCCAGTAACGGTAAATTTAAGTCCGGCGGGTGGTTGAGCAGTAATAGTAGTTGATGTACGTAATTGAGAATTGTTAACCGTATACGTTCCCAGGCCGCCGGCCCCCGAAACAAACCCGGTAATATATGTTCCCGGAGTAATACTACCCCCAGTAATATATGTACCATTTGCTAGGCTACCCGAAGAAACTGCTGTTATATCAAGAATAGTTCCGGCGCTGCCTGAACCGTTACTGATAGTACCGGTAAACTGGCCTAGAGCAAGGCCGCCAATTGCTACCCAATCTGTTGTGCCGTTAGTTACGATTTGATAAGAACGCCCTATTATAAAATTACCTGCTGTAGTAGTGTTAGCAGTAGCGGTTCCGGTACCACTGCCGACTCCGGTAGCAGTAAATGTTGTTCCAACAGTATTGTTTGGCGACCCGATTAGGGTAAAGTCAGTAGTACCTATTGAGACAATATTATAAGATTGATTAATAATAAAATTTCCAGCAACTGTAGGAGTTTCCGGCAACGCAACACTTATACCAACCGTTAGGCCAATGCCTGAACCAGTTAATGCAGTAGTATTAGCTAGACCGTTAGTGTATCCAGATCCACCGTTGGTAACTGCTAATGCGCCATTTGGCACTCCGATAGTATCGGCAACAATGTCAACAGTTAATCCGGTGCCGGTGCCGCCTGTTGTTGCTATATTATATCCAGTTGTATATCCAGTCCCACTTGATGTTAATATACTTGTACCTATTACTTTACCTACAACAATTGGTATGGTAATAGTATTACCTACAACATAACCAGATCCTGCACTGTTAATTGCAACAGCAGTTACAACCCCGCCTGACACCGTAGTATCAACTGTAAGGCCAGTACCGGCAGGTGCAGTGGTCGCAACATCAGTAGATGCATTATATCCTTTCCCTCCAACTAGTGTAGTATTATCTAAACTTGCTACTGTATTTTTTACACTAGCTGCTGTAACTGTAATAGTTGCAGTATTTGCAGGTGCTGTTCCCCCAAGATTTGTACCTGCAATTGTTATAGTATCAGTAGCAGTATATCCAGTTCCTGGTGTTGTGACTGTGGTTAGATAGGTGCTTCCAGAACGTGACACTATAAATTCACCGTTAATTCCCGTTCCTGACGTTGACGTTTGTGACAACCCTGAATATGATTGATTAGTGCCCAGAATGGCGCTAGTTAATGCTCCTCCCAAACTTACAGTATTGCCAGTTACATCAGTAACATTAACGGCATATCCGTTGCCGCGATCAAACACTAATCCTGAACTAATACCGGTAGTATCGTTAACTATGATGACAGTATCTCCAATGGCAGCATTTGTAGTTAAGGTTGTTGATGCTGCTGTCCCGCCTGACCCGGTAACCGCAGTAACTTGGGTACCGGTAGTAACACCAGTACCAGCTAGCGGAGATCCAATTGGCGGTGCTGTACCGGTGAAGCCAATAATATCAACGCCAGCAGGAGTTATCAAACTAGTAGTAATATTGCCGCTAGATCCGGCAGAGAAAATGTTAAATGCTGGAGTTCCTACTGAAGAGCCTGTATAAAATGCACCTTTTCGTAGTTGAGTATAAGTAGAACTTAACTGCTGGCCGTTTGTTGTTCCGACTTTTGATTTAGCATAATATTTAAATGTTACAAGATCCGTAACTTCGGCAATTAAAAAACTACCTTCTGCACGGCTAAATCCAGTAACTGAGTTTGCCAGTGCTTTAATTGTAATAGGATCACTTACTACTAACCCATGAGAGTTTAATGTGGTAACAGTTATTAAACTTGAGCCAGACGCTCCGCTGCCACTACTTGCATCTGTTACCACATTAACTACTGCAATGTCAGATCCTGGGATTTCGTACACTGACGGATAATTTCTCATCAATCCAATTGCTTGCCATTTAGTTGGCTGTAGTCCGTACTCAAAGTCAGCATCAAGCATACTTTGTGGAATACCAACTTTTTGACGCTCCATAGCATCAGTAGCAATACTGTTAAATCTAACGATTTGTTCTTTACCTTCTACAAATAACTGAATAGCATCAGTTACCATCATAGCACTAGTATCAATATCAAATATCAATGTGGTAATTTTTTCATTGCCGTAGAGTGCGCCTGCAAAATCACTATCAAAATTTTCACTATAGGTTAAATCTGCACCCAATGTTGCGTCTGCAAAGTTATAAAGAATAACGTTACGAGTTGCATTAGTTATTAACAGAATATCTTTAAGTTTAAAGAATCCGGGGAATTTAATGTATCCCCTATTAGAAACTATAGCTGGTAAACTAACTAAGCCGTTAGTTATAACATTAATAATTGTATTGGTCAAATCTGACAATTTTGTAGCACCGGCTGGCTCAGCAGTATATGCATTGTTAATAACTTGAGTTACTATGCTTTGTCTAAATCCAAATGCAACATTTGTTAGAATAAAATTCTGTATTAGATCTCCAATAAATGTATGTACATATACTTCAGGCTGACGTGATCCATCAATTTGAGGAATACCATTTTCAAAATATTTGCTAGCATTATTAACAGTTTGTCTGTTGCCACCTTTACGAAGATCGCTAATATATCCTTCTAAAATATAACTGACATCTCGTCGACATTTTTCAGCGTTATAAGAGTAGTAAATAAAAGGATAGATGTTGTTGTCAATATTGTATTGAATATATGCAATTGCTTCTTCTTGAATAAACTTTTTGTTTAATTCTAAAAGTGCATGAGTGTTGGGATATAAATTTACGTCCGGAACTACTACACCCGGTACAAACTTATAAGTTGAAATCTGCTTCTTTGCCATTTATTATTTCCTTGGTTAGCTTAATGCTATAGACATTGCAATTGCTCTTGTGTCGACGTATCTTTTATTTGATGCATGAGCTGGTTGACTTGGGGTTGTTGGAACTGAAATGTTTCCAGCAACTGATAAATTTGTTAAGGTTCCAACTGTAGTTATGCTACTAGAGCCTGTCCAGGTACTTAATGCGGTGTTTTCAACATTACCTAATCCAACCATAGATTTACTAACACCTCCAACAGTGCCTGTAAAAGTAGGGTCATTGATATCTGCTTTAACACTTAATCCGTCATCAACATACGTTTTAACTGCTGATTCCGTAGGAACGTTTAAATTGCTATTAGCTGATAATGCAGAATCGTTTGTAAATGCTGTTACTTGTACACCTGTACTGAATTCAAGTGACGCAAGATTAGTAATTATACCAGTATCATCAGCATCAAGCTGACCAGTCATAACTAATATGTCTGTTAACGGGTCGTAGTTTAAAGGGGTAACTCCGCCAAAGATCCCATTATTATTAAATTGAATATTGCCAACGCCGCCACCAGGTGGGTTAGTAGTTCCGCCGCCACCTCCTCCGGACTGTGCTACCCAAGATAATGCGCCGCCGCCGTTTGTTGATAAAACAAATCCTGCTGTTCCGTCTGCAGCTGGCAATTGATATACAGTGTTTACTGTTAAGTTTGCAGGAGATTTAAATGAAATATGATTAGTATTATCTGTATCATTGAACCTAAGCTCGCTAGCTGATCTTACTGTAAGAGTGGAGCTTGATGAAAATGTGCCTGTAACTGAACTGTTTCCGGTAATAGTTGCTCCGCCTGCTGAAACAGTTAGAGCATTTTCAGCAGTTAGTGTACTGGTAAAATTACCTGTGCTGCCTACATGCAAAGCACCACCAATACCAGCACCGCCTAACACAATTAATGCACCATTTCCGCTAGTTGAGCTACTAGTTGAGTTTTGTATGTTCAACGCACCAGTAATTATGCCGCCATTGAATGTACTAGATAACGATAACGGACGCCATATATTGCTAGATCCGTCATAGTATAAAACCTGACCATTTGTTGCATTAAAAACATCTACATCAGATAATGTGTCAAGAGTACTTCCTGGGGGTTGTAAATTCCATGCAACGCCGTCCCATACCCAGGTATTTGAACCTACAGTATGAGTACTGTTAGTAACAGGGGAATTTGGAAAATTAATAGCCATTTTTAATCTCTTTTTGTATTTATTACATTTTAACTAGCTGTAATAGTAAGGGGTTGACTGCTAGTAAACGGCCATCTTAAATATCTATTAGGGCTTCCCTGTAGGCTAGTTAAATCACTATACCCACCGCCACTATCAACGATTCTATTAGGAGTAGATCCGGTAGTAGATAACCAACGTATACAATCATCTGCGGTATAATGTCTCCTACTTCCAACAAGACATGCTAGCACTCCCGTAACTTGGGGAGCAGCCATGCTAGTTCCTTGTATTTTTTTTATATAAAAATTAACATTGTCAGGATGAGCAACTGCTCCGCTGCCTAAAGTAGCTGTTAACGGCATGGCACTTTGTACAGCTTCACCAGGTGCATACACAGTGATTCCGGGACCGCATGTACTAAATGCAGACTTGTTTTCTGTAAGAGCAGCTCGAATAGCACCTACTGAAATTACACTAGTAGGGCCATTAGGAGTTGAGCCTCTATGGTAATATCTAATATCTGCCCCAGATGTTGTATAATAATTGTTGTAATCTAACCCACCTAGTACATCTTGTTTGTGTGTATCATTGCCGGCAGCTGCAACTAGGATCATACCTGCATCTATACACGCAGTAATATCTGCATCAACACTGCTAACTCGAATGGGATGAGTATACACGCCTGCATTAAGATTATAAACACTTTCAATCATACCGTAAGCACTTTGTGCAGTAACAGCAGTCCACGGAGTTCCTCTATAATTACCACCTACTATATTTTGATAAGTTTGATAATAACCCCAACTCATGTTTACTACAGTAGGATTAGTATTAGTTTTTAAATTGTGCCAAAGTCTCATCATGTTAAAACTTGCACTGATTCCAAATGCGTCAATGTCAAAAATTTTAATAGCATATAAGTTTGCAGCTCTTGCCCAGCCAAATCTACGCCCTGCGGCTGTCCCTGCACAATGAGTACCGTGCCCGTAGGTATCAGTATAGTGAGCTGGTCCTTGTGAATATGTCCCGGATAGTCCTGATGCTGCGGGCCAATTAATTTGCTGTAGTCTTAACGTAGTGCCGTCTTGAGCTAGCCATTCAGGATGTCCGACCTCAATACCCGAATCTTGAATAACAACGTCAACATTCTCTCCTATAGCAGTATAGGCATGTTGATAGTTGAGATTTAACGTTGAAAACGGATTAACAGTATTTGTACATGAAGGTATTGACCATGCATAATGACTGTTATTTTGTGCAGTAGATCTACTGTAATTCCTAAAAGCATCTAATGTATTTCTTCGAAGGAAAATACCGTTTTCTTCTTTAGAACCATATCGAACATCGATAATCCTTGGATCTTGTTTTAACATTTCAGCTTCTGCTCGTGTTAATACAACATCAAAGTTGTAAAGACTATCTTGTTTTTCGTTCCACATCTCAACAGTTCTCTGTGGAATATGAGGTGTTGTTCCTCCTGATGAAGTTATTTCTTCCATTAAGGCGTCAACATCAACACCTTTGTGAACTGTGACTACGCAACGATTTTGATCTTCTGTACTCATTATGAATATAAAGGTATGTAGCGAACATTTGACCCAACTGTAAGCTGTAACCATCCTGTAGGTGAAGCTGTATTTGACGGTGTGCCGGTAGTTGAAGCTATTGTCATAGTACCAGTTATATCTAAATCACCGTTTAAAATCAACGTTCCTAAGTTATTACCTGTGGTAAAAATAAAATCACCCGCACTAGTGTATGTAGGAGTACCTACCCCATTGCTAGTTAATGTTGATGCTATTACACTATCGAACACTACAGCGTCCGTAGTGTTCAAAGATTGATTAAATCCAGAAGCAACGGTAATAGTATCTGTTGCTGCATTTGTTGTTAAGGTAATGCCCGTTCCAGCAACTAGAGTTAATATATCTGTACTACTATCTGCAACAACGTTAGTTTGTCCTGCAACAGAAATTGTAGCAAAAGAATTTGGAATGCCGCTATTGGTGAAAGTTATTGTATCTGATCCAGGAACAGTTGTTATTGTAATACCTGTTCCGCCGACAAATGTTAAGATGTCTGTTATAGAATCTGCAACAACGTCTGATTGGCCAGCTACTGAGATTGTAGAAAAAGAATTACTGCCACTAGTTATAGTACCTGGCCTCCAATTACTAGCTGCGCTGTTCCATACTAATGATTGGCCGTTAGTTGGAGCAGCTGTTGCAGTGTCAACATCTGAAAGATCGTTGATTGAAGTAGCTCCACCGATAGTTGTGCCACCTACAGTTGATCCAGCAGGAAGGTCGATAACACTACCTGTAGAACTGATAGTAGCACTGCCTAGATAAATGGTGCTACTTAGTCGTAAGTCTCTCCATCTTTTATTGTCATTTCCTAAATCAATTGCTCCGCTTAAATTAGGCAGTAGTGATGCATTAATTGCTGTTGTTCCTAAATTAGTAAGTGAAGTGTTTGCTCCATTAGTAGTGCCCGAGTCAAGGAGACCTGCAGGAACTATAGGTGTTACCCACTGATTACTATTAATATCTTGGTAGTAAATGTAAAGACTACCGTTCGCTGAATTAAACCAGAGACTACCTTGGTTAGGAGTATCTGGCGGAGTATCCGCTACAGTCACGCTGGCATTTAGTAGTGTACCACCTAAAATTGTACCGTCAAAAATTCGTAAAGATTTCGAAGTACTATCGTAGAAGATTTCCCCTCTGTTCCCGCTGAGTCTATCTAATTCTGCTTTTGGTTTTGGCAATAATCTTAGTGATCTTACTGGTAATGACATATTATTATCTCGCTATCCTGTATTTAGCTTATTAGCGGGCAGTGTAATGGCGGTAATAAACCAAAGAGTCCAATCAAAAAGAATGACCAAAATTGGCTAAGAGTGTATAATAGCTTATTAAAGGCACACAGGCTCCAGGCAAATCAGCGTGACAAAAGGCGTAGCAGCGCCAGCTATATTCTGCCGGGCAAGGTTCTGATGTGTGACCCAATACCCCGCCGCTTCGCGCCGGCATCTTCTATTCACTACCCGAAAGGATGCTTAAATGTCTCGCCACTGTGAGAAACGTTTGAATAGTCGTAACAGTTGCAGATTTCCAATACGCTCATAAGAACAATGGCACCGAGGTTCTTTTAAAAATCGTAGAGAGTGGGGTAAGGTACAGAGCCCAGAAGCGTGGACAATCCAAATACTCTCTGCTAACGTGTGGCCTTGCGACTCAACAAACATGTAACGGCGCTCATTATATGGGTGCCGTATGACCACATTGATCTAACAAAACTTAAAGAAAGAAAAATAATGCGATCGCAAGTGAGCATTGGTCTTTAGACCTTTATTGATTT